GATCTGGATTCTTAGATTCGGCGGCCGCTCGCATCACTAGCTGGCTCCGCTTAACTGCTTCGTCGTTCCATGTACGCATCTTAGCTATAGTCTTCTGGTCATAACCCGCTTCCTTCCATAACTGCTCTTCGGGTATGCCAATCTTTTGTTTCTTTATAAGCAGGTCCATCTTCTCCTGGTCGCCACGCGCCGCAGCCTCTGCCCATATAGGTTCGAACGCTGCTTCACTATCGAGCTTCATCTCCCCCCAAACATCCTCGAGCGTTCTAGCGATCTTGAGTGCTGCAACCCAAGAGTTTCCTGCACGAGTCTGCAACGTTGCTACCCGTGAGATTAGAGGGCCTTCTTGCTCTTTCAAGGTCTCGTCGCTCGCAATCAGTTTAGTAGATACAAAGCGACTCACCGGAGTATTGGTTACCATAGCGAGCCATAACACTAACTGGTGTGTCAAATCCATCAGCTGCTGGAGATTAGCGGCCTCGATCGCTCCAAACGAAGCTTCCCGAGCTGACTTAGTCGTCCCCACTATCTGTCCAGGCTCTAGCTTCATCCAGTTACTACGGTCTTCTTTAGGAGCCTTACCGTCGGTTGTTGGGATAAAGCCTAACGCGTAGAAGATGCGGAATGCTGTCAAGTCCGAACTCGACATTAGATCAATGAGGGACTTATTGACTGCGTTTTGGAGAGGGAACGCGTCCCACGCTTCACAACGAAGCATCTTATTTGTAAAGTGTATCAACGGAATACCAATAGGCTTGAGGTCGCTATTAACCCACGGAAGCGGCCATGAGTCATCGCCCAACGCTTGGTAGGGTGCCCACTCGGCCCCGAACAGATTCCTTCGGTACTTTGCTACTCTGTCTGAGAAGTATAGAGTCTTCCGTTGATAAGTCTCGTTGTTCTCCATCTTCTCCGACCAGTACTTTACGCCGTACTCTGGCTCCTGGTTCGGATCATCCTCGGTATATTTCATGTAGCAGCCAAACCCATCGCCCCCCACGCTAACATCGGTATATCTTTGATGTGGAATGAGTCGCGGTCGGCTCTCAATTCCGTTCCAGTCAACGAGTACAAAGTATTCCCCATCTCTTAGACAACCTTCATGAACCTCAGCCTGCATAGCATCAAGTTTGTTCTTCTGCCACACATCCCAGACCCAATCGATCAATGTCGCATCCGGCGAGTCGAATCCGGTTACAATCAAGCGCTCTGCAACGGCCGAAACGACACTCCGACATACGTTCATGCGGAACTTTACCTGCGAACCTAAGAACTGTTCGAGACGCTCCGTTAGAGCGACAAACTGCTCTCCTTCGTGGTAACTGCGAGCAAGAACTATCGCCTCTTCCCGCGATCTCTCAATCTGGTTCATAAAGTCTTGTATTGATAGCGCAATCGTTGTCGTTGCTGGTAACATATTATACCCTCGACTGCTGGTATGCGTATGCTACTGAATACGCATCTTCGCCTGACTTAGCTCGAACGGCTAACGCATAACTGACTGCCGCATCATCGTAATCACCTGAAGGAGCCTTCAACGAGGCACCTTCAATACATTGTAACTGCAAGAACGACTTCTCGCTATGTATCACACACGTCTTATCCTTCGCCGCATCGGCCATCGTCGACCACATAATCGCTTTCGACTTCGTTGTGCTTAGCCAACCAGCGTTCCCATCAATACCTGGGAGCAAATTAACGTCCGGATAGAGCTCACTCAGATACAGAAGTACCGCATGACCGTGGTTGTTACGCTCAATTAACGCACCTGCTCCGTTGTAGTAGCGCGAAAGCGTAACGATATTCTCCGCCATTACTGACGGCTCCTGGCGTTCAGCTAGACTCGCTACCTCTTCACCTAGGTCGCTCATTACGGTAACCGACGAATCATCACTCGTTGGATTGCCTTCCGCAGGATCCGCCCCTATGTAGTAGCCCATATTGGATTCGGGCGGTCGAAATATTTGTAAACCCGCAACGGCGGGAGCGTCTGGGACGCTCTCCAACGGTGTCATCTCTTGGTAACAGCTAACTAACCACGGCGTCGGAAGTCTCTTATCCATCGTACGCGCCATCAACGCTTCCGCATCGGTAGCTGGATATTGCTCATACAAGTCATCTAGTGCAGTCGTCCGCGCCAGTATGTCGCTCTTCTGGTCCGCATACCACACTTGGCCGCGGTCTGGCCGGCTCCACCACGGTAAAAACACCGAAACCCATGGACTCTTGCCGGCTTTCGCTGCCTTGTACATTGTTTTGAAAGGACTATTCGGTTCATCCTTGTTCGAACGGCTCAGTAGGATCATTCTGCCGCCACCATCAATTGTCGGCTTTACCGCAGTCATTAGCTTATCGAGGTCAGGAATCAGATCTGCCTCGTCAACCAGTGCTGTTGACGCAGTATATGAGTCTCCTGCTGTAGTTGGGAACGCATACGTCTCCGAACCGTTGCTAAAGTGCCACGCATGGTCGTTACTTACCAACACTCTTCGAGTACGCATCCATGCTGGTAACCGTTTCTCTATTCCTTGTTGCCGCTTGAGCAAATACACTGCTTCATCGTCACGGCGTGAAAACAACAAACTCGTAGTCGACGGGTAGAATAGTTTCAGCCACAAGTCGAACGCTAGCATCAACCATGTCATACCTAACTGCCGAGCCTTCAATACTATAACCAAGCGGTTATCGACAAACGTTCGCAATACCTCCACTTGAGCTGGCCACAAGCGGAACGGAATCCACTTGCCTAGCGGTGCATCGTAGATATGTGTATAATGGTCTACCCAGTACGGACACGACTGCGAGCACGTTAGCCATTCTCTTTTCTGTTCATCTTCTCCCATTCCTCAGCCTCCTGGCGCGCCTTGGCAAGTTCGTCGGCGGTAAATGAGATTGTATTGGCGGACTCAACACGAGTAACCGCGGGCAGGCCGGCCCTATCTAGAATCTCCTTTGCAGCTTGTACACCTAAACGCGTACTCAGCAAATTTAACTCCAGAGTCTCTACAGCGCGTAATGAGAGTTCACGGAGTTTTCGACTAGCATGTTCTACAGAAGCCATGGCAAGCCTCGACTGCTCCGTCTCCCACGCCTTCGCGCGGTCGAACCACTGCCACTTCAACGCGACGTTTACCCATGGATACGGCGTCTTGCTCGACAATAGGAACGTGTCGACATCGGGTCGCGTGTCGCGAATGAAATTCAAATACGCAACGCGAAGAGACCTGCCTGGTCCTTGCGCTAGGTAGTACTTGACGAAGATAGTATGCCAACGTTCGGGCTCGCCTTGAAGACGTTCCCAAACGTTAGTTTCCTGAGGTGTGTCCATAACATTCTCCTCATAGTCGCGGGCAGAGCGGCCGGCCTCGAGGCCCATCTCTATGTAAATATTATAGAACAGATTAAAAAAGAAGGCACGTGGTCAATTCTGCATCGTCTCGGACTAACTGGGGTGCGGGCCCGGATCCTACTTTTGCAAGTTGCCCCCTAGGAATTTTAGAAGAAATAAATTATAATTGTAGTACGTCAAAAGTTGAACGAGGCATGCGACGAGCCGATTTAGGCCTTGGCACACGCCCAAGTGTTTCAGCTATTCTGAAAGGAGCCGTATATGATGGACATAAATGAAGTAGCAAGGATGATAGAAGCAGGTCTTACAGTGGAAGCGATCGCTGAGGAGCTAGGGTGCTCAACGAGTTCGGTGTACAAGATAATGCGTGCTGTGCAACCTAACAGACGGAAAGGGAGGCCGTCCTCGGGGGACGTGCTTACTGACGTAGACCGCAGTGAGATCGTTGGCGAGTACAGATCAGGAGAGATCCCCGTTGGAGAGATCGTCCGTTCTTGGAAGATTACGTACGCTGTATTCTATAAGACTCTGCGAGATGGTGGCGTGTCGTTAGGACGTCCTAAGACGCCGGTGAAAGTAGCGAGAGAGGAACAGGCTGTCCAGATGTATATCGATGGAGCACCGCTCTGGGAGATCGTCGAGGAGACCGGAGTTCCACAACCAGTACTACACAAGATGCTACATATCCGTAAGGTACCGTTCCGTCATGGAAGCGCGCCAAAGTTTGTAGTGGACGGTGCGCCGATAGAACCGGAGGACGAGCTACACGAAGGTGAGGGCGCTGAGCCTAGTCTTGGAGAAGATGGGACCTTCCAAGGAGACCCAGAGCCTCTTTAGGACCCCGGCGTTTACCCGGCTCGATATCGTTTCCGCTCCGCGATCAAAACTGTTACAAAAGTAACGTTCAAACCAGGACATTTGACATTTGACTTGGAGTTAGAATTCATGTACAATAAAGCTGTAAGCAAAAAAAAAAACAACTTTCACAACAAACAAACATATATATTGTACTTTAATAACTAAATACTCTACTTCATTTTATAAATTTTCTCAAACATCTAAATTTATAAAATATCTTGAAGCTAAAAGCTGTGACGACTTCTCAGCTAGTAACAACTAGCTTAGAACATCGCGAAAGCTGAGTCGAAAGACTGCGATTCTTCAAGATTATGAGATGAGTACTAACGACGTGACTCAACACAAGTCGAACTATAATATAGGTCGTATGCAAAACGAACACGTCGTAGAGTTTAGTAACTTTCTATCTAATCATCAAATCATCAAATCGACATCTATCTATAGGAGAGAACAAAATGACTACAAAACGTTATACATCAAAATCACACAACTTCTTCGATAACGACAAAAACATAACACAATATCATCATCCACGTAATCGACAACTTCCACCACACATCGTCTACAAACTAGAGCGAGAGTCAACAGATGGTGGCACAGTAATATGTGGCATATGTCACGAGAGATTCACAGTAACAGCTTGTGTCTGGTCAAGAAGAAGCTGGACTGAAGAACCACAATACTTTTGTAAGTATTGCGTCAAGTTTCACAAGCTTACAAGAGTGTGAGTAATGTGACACACTCAGCTCTGATAAGCTTACAATCTGAGCTGTCCGCTGAAGTCGAGTGAGAGACTAAACGTGCTAGTCAATACTAGAGTGACGTCTGCACTTGCTTCCAGCAGCTCAGTTGTCAAGCTTGTCAGAGCTGAGTGTGGCCCACCTAAAACCACACCAACACCTTAGGAGGTGTACGATGCCTAGTAACATTGATCCCAAGTTAGCCTATACCATCAAGCAGGCTGCTTTAGCCTGCAGCCTTGACCCAATGTGGGTCAGACGTATGGTACAGGAGTCCAAGTTGGATGGCTGCTACCAGGAGAACGTACCTGGCACGACCATCAAACGATGGATGATTCCAGGAGCTTCTCTGATCAAGCACGCAGCCAATGCTAAGCAGAGCAAGCGAACTGACGGAGCCACTAAGTTCACGATGTATGCTGATCGTGCGATGGCTGCTAAGTTGGAAGAGCTTGCCAAAGCAAATGGGTTGGTTGTAACCATCCAGAGAGCTAACACTCCTGAGCAGATTGCTAAGCGATATGCTCACCAGAAAGCTCAGCGAGCTCTTGCCAAAGCGAATGCTACCAAAGCTTCTGCAGCTAGCAAGCAGCGAGCGTTAGCAGCACTTCGAGGTACTGTCAGCAAGAAGTAACCCAAAGCGCTGAAGCGCGCACGACCAAATTGAATACCCAGAGCATGCAGCCGGCACCTGCATGCTCCTGGTGAGTCGCAAAACTCCACCTCCACGCGGTGCGACTTGGACAATGCTAACGGAGAATTGAAGGAAGGAGAACTAAAATGCCAGAACTACCGTTCGACCTAAACATGATTCGATTCTTAGCTCAGCGAATACACGATCATCTAGACCAAATAAGCAAGGTGATAGAGATTGATGATGAGCAATTCGGTGAGCTCAACCACTTTGTGAGTTGGATCGTTGACCACAATCTGGAATACCTAATCGAGAAAGGAGGCAAAGCCAATGACTGACAAATATCAATACATCAAGGCAGGCGCCTGGCGCGCACATCAGAATGGTGTGCGTGAGTCACACACAGTGCGCCGCGCCGCGGCAAGCATTGCATTCTGGATGCTTGCAGTCGGCGCAGCCAGCTGCTTCGTGGCGATCGTGGTTCTTGCGATCGTCGTCCGGTAACATAGAGCCCCCGGCCCGGGGCCCCCAGTGCCCCGACCCACAGGACCCCCGCCCCCCGGAGCGGGTGTCTGCAATCTGCGAATATCGTGACCGGGGACACTAGCATGCTGCGTCACATCGCAGCGGAAGGAGAGCTTATCATGTACACAGAGAGAACAACCGGCGGCGAGCCGGTGGACGTCGGACCGCTGTACGCGGAGGCGCTGCGGGCCTGGGGCCCCTCAGCCCTGCCGCCGGCGGAGATGATCCGCGTGACCATCGAGCCGCAGATGACCCGCAACTTCGAGCGGGCCTACCCCAAGGCGTTCCACCGTCACACGGGCCAGAAGGTTAGCCGCGACTACTACGCGATCACCCTCAGCGGTCCATGGTTCTGCGCTATCCAGGACGTCTGCGGAGAGCAGGTGCTACTGGAGCAGTGGCGCGACACGGTACTACACGAGCTTGCGCACATCAGCATTTACCACACGCGCCCGGGGTCAGGAATTCACCACGGATACGAGTGGCAGCGTCTCATGCAGAAGGTGGGGCTACCTACCTGCGCACGAGCGTTCTACCCTTGGTCATACAAGGTAGCGCTACCTGGTACGAAGGTAACCTGGGCTCAGATAGCGAGTTACAAAGAAGACGAGCACGGAGGCGACTCATGACGGCAGAGAACCGTCAGGGTACCGCTCATGTAATAATCATAACAAACGGCACGGGTAAAAATTATTATAATAATATATAATATATATAATGAAAACCGTAACCCCACTACCACAAGAAAGGAGCACCATGGACGAGAAACTGAAAGCATTGCTAGTAGCCTTCCTAGAGAAGGTAGTCTCTGGCACCGAGTCGATCATCGAGCTTCGGGTATACAAGGACGCTGACCCCGTATACAAGATGATCGAGCTGTGTCAGATGGACGACGGCTCGTACGAGATCGAAGACGAGCAGTAGGTTCGACGCCCTGTCCTGGAGCGAGGACTCCAGGACAGCCGCCGGCTCTACTGCCGGAGAGAGGAGTACCATATGCACCCTGAGACAAAGCACGACATGCTAGCCGCACTACTGTATTACCACGACTACGTAGCGAACGGCCGGCGTCACCTTACGACCTTGGGTCGCGACGGGTACTACCACCCCATTGAGGACCTTGAGTGCCCGCTGTGCGAGAACGCCCGGTGGATCTCGTCGTACGGATCACATATGCGGAGCAACGAGCACATCGTTGCGAAGTTCCGCGTCTCACGACGACGGCTCCAAAAGGCCCAAGAGTACCTGACCATCCTAAGCCACGGTCAGGGTCTTACGCCAGACGTAGCATATAAGCGTCTGTCGTTCGGCGAAGGAGATCTGTCAGGGCTACTCGTATCACCACACAAGTCTGACGAGCCCTGGCAACCTGGTAAGGTGTACGAGGCGACCTGTGTCAGTTCCGACATGACGCAGGCCGCACATACGCCCCCAGGAGAGGACTGCACGTGCGGGATCTACGCATTCTGGGACCCAGTACAAGCCTTCGAATATCCAGGAGGCGACGTAACGGTCCGCCTGAAGATTGGCGGACTAATAGAGGACTGCGAGGAAGGCTGCAGAGCCCAATACGCGGTCATTACAGGCCTAGTCTATCTCGAGCACGCACGGGATAGCTTGGTCGTAGACACCGCGAGCATCGAGCTCTCGGCACGATACGGAGTACCGGCCATACCGGCAGTCCGTGAGAACCAGGGAGAGAAGCTCCGTACGATGTTGGAGCCGCTATTCTCCCAGTGGGATATGGAGGACAAGAGCCATGAGTAAGTCCCTGATCAGCGACGAGCCTCGTGTATCGTATAAAGAGGCTGCCGACATCCTGGGTGTAGATCATCATTACGTCCGGATACTGACGGCTCGCGGCGTCTTCGAGATCTTAGAGGAGCGCCGCATTAGTCCCCACGTGATCAAGGTGTTCATCAGCCTTGAGAGCGTGGAGCGTTACCAGGAAGCCCACCGTACGCGTACGCGCCATATGGTAAAGCTGACTGAAGACGAGTGGTCGCAGTTCCGGGCCATGTTCGGCAATGACAAAATCCGAGGAGGGTAGTATGACTTACATCGGCAAGAAACGTCGCACGACGAAGCTTCCCAAGCCGGAGGCCGTTCCGCTCGCGCCGCCTATCCAGGTACCTGACTGGCCTACGCCAGAACGGACACCGGAAGAGGCGCCGCTCGTAGCACCCAACTGGCCCACTAAGGCACCGGTAACGGTACCCCTTACGCCCGGGGGCAGCTGGTAGCTAGCCGGGGGCTAGGGGGGCCCCCAGAAAGGACCACATATGTACCGCAGTAACGGTTATGTCGACCCCAACCGTACGATACCAGGCAAGACGTGGTATCCAAACGGCGCGGCGACACTTCACCACCCTACGTACGAGGTACTGCCTGGACATTGGAACAACATCCGGCAGAACCGACGGTTCCTCATGCTGCTCTACGAGGCCGTCGGCGACGAACCATTCACCAATAAGCAGGCGTACGAGATCTACGCCAAGCACTGCTGGCAGGGCCGCTTCCGGATCGCAGAGTTCCGAGATCGCGCGCATGCAGAGCTGGACGCCGACTTAGCAGGGATGTACGACAAGGAGATAGGGTACGGCGACTGCTGGATGCAGATGAACTGCAGGAACCAGCTGTGCACGGGAGCCAAGCGGGGCACCCTGATCCGCTTGGAGCCCGGCCTCTACAGGTTCCGCCCGTACTAGTGTAACCCACCGACCCTCGGGGTCGCAAGGCCCTCCGGGTTCTTTTTTGCCCAACGGCGCGGGTGTCTGCCATCTGCCAATTTCCTGGCCATGGACACGAACTTTCTAGCGGGTAACAAACTTTGGGGAAAAACACCCGTGTAGTATGGATTCAACTCCTCGTTACCCGTGTAAGGACCGCTCCTAGGCGTTTACCCGCGTAAAAATCCTCTCACGGTCTTTACCCGTGTAGAAGGAATTCAACACCATGCTCCCCGTGTAAAGTCCGGCCCCTACCTTTTACCCGTGTACCACAGTTAATCAAACGCGCTCCCCGTGTAAAGACCAGCGCGGCACCACTACCCGTGTAGTAGGATGTTCAAAGACGGCTACCTACGTAGCTAAGGAGCAAATCACCGCTACCCGTGTAAAAACACCCAAACACGCAGACCCGCGTAACTCTCACCGCTACCCGTGGCACAGTTACCCGCCAGAGGCGCACCCGCCATGCTAACTCTCTACGGACCCCGGCACTTCTAGAGAACCGTCCTGACCATACCATGACGTATCATCAAAAAATTCATGACAAACGCCACTTGACATAAAATTACTAATATTCTATAATATATATAACGATTGAACAGCGTATCATGTTCATAGACTACTACAGGAAAGGAGGATACCCCAATGGCTAACGACAAGAACACCGCCCCTAAGACTTCGTATTCCATCGAGGAAGCTGCAAAGTTCCTCGGAATGCGCAGCCAGTACGTCCGGACGCTAATCCGGACCGGCAAGCTGCCCAGCACGAAGGTACAGTTAAGCGAGAACATGTGGCGCCACGAGATCGCACTCGCAGCGCTCGAGGCTCGCAAGGCCGCAGGAAGCACTCGCGGCAAGCCGGCGAACGGCAACAAGTACTTCATCCACGCAACTCCAGTCGTACTTGCTCGGCTTCAGGCGATCGTCGCGAAGGAAGGCCTAAGCATTACCTTCGCCCCCGCATACGACAAGGCCAAGGCGAAAGCCCAGTACCTGAAGCAGAAGGCCAAGAAAGCCGCCGCGAAGAACGGCACGCTCAAAGCCGTCGTCGAGAAGAAGTAGTGACCCCGGCCCCCAAAGCTCCACATAACGAGCCGTCCGTAAGGACGGCTCTAGGAGGTTGCCTATGCTCAGTTTCGAGATCGACTTTGCCTGGGACATAGACGCCACGCCTTACCAAGATCACGACTTCATGCACCTCGGCGGCGAATGGAACTCCAGCGGATTGCTACCAGATCGAGCCACTGGACAGCGGTTACGCGACGTACAGCTGCTTTTGCACACGCCCCTGCAAACCCGTAATGCTGTCAGATGGATGGAGGCCTTGGATCCGCCGCTCGAGTATGTCAACGTGCATTGGGCTCCGCCTGACTGGATCGTAAGTATCCAGGAATGGGCGGATACCCATGGCTTAGCTGCGTTGAAATGGTGGATCGATGATATCGGAGATGATCTAGTGGAGTGGCTATGTGCCTACGCATGAGATTACGAAAGCGGCGTCCCCGGGTAAAGCGTATCAGGTTAGACTTATTCACGGTGACGATCCGTAAAAGAAAATAAAACGGGCCCAGTGGGCATACTAACGTATGCCCACACCCGGGGATAACGAACAATAATTTTCCTTTGTCATTATTGTCTAAGATCCAGAGGATGCTTATATATAAATACTAATAGAAACGTATAAACTCACATATATTGAGAGTCTGAACGGTTCTGCTGTATAATGATTTAGAATACATAGAATATATAGAATAATACTAGATAAAATATTATTATTATTATTATATATTATTAATGGGACCCTCAGCCATTCCAACTCCCTGTTTGTCTCTTACCCACTGAGCCCGTTAACGGCAACACGTCCCGGTAACGCTCACAGTAGGTTTGGAACAAATGCCACGTTCCAAATAACAAATAATGGCGTATAATAGAATCATATAGGAAAGGAGGAACCATGGATATAAATTTGGAAGACGAACGAATCACCTCGCTCGAAGAGAGCGAACGCATCGAAGTGATCGATGTGGCGCTCAACGCATGGGCAATGGGTACTGCTCTGGATGTCGCCGACTCTCTTCAAGGCGACGAAAAGGCACGAGAGTTCATCCTCCAGCACATCGAGATGATCGACTACGTCGCTGGGCAGGCCGCACATCTACTCGAGGTGCACTTCACACCGCCGCCTGTAGACGCTCTCACGGTTGCAACCGCACTTACGGATCCCGACGTCTTTGCAGACCATCCTAACGGACTCGTAGACATGATCGGCAGCCACCCAGCGTACATTGAAGCCTGTGTTGGTCGTATCGCAGCCGTACTGGGTACCGGCGTTGCATTGATCTACGAAGATGTAGGCTACCGGCACCTCGACGAAGAGACCACCAAAAAGGTCCGCGACATCGACGAGCAACTATATCTCGATGTACTACAGGCTCTACATTACCAAGAAAGGAAGGAGTACCATGCCACCCAAGGGTAGCACATTGATCCTCGATACGTATGAGGATCCATTTAGTCAGCTGGTGGAGTTTCTACAGAGCCTCCCTAATCCAGAGGCGCCCATCAGCATCCATGAAGTAGACCCGAGCATGACCTACAAAGTTCGGCCCTACTTTACGGCGTTCAGCAAGCGACAGGCAGTCCTCATTCTGAGGATCCTAAAAGACACACTATGTGAGTGGGAAGCTTGGGGCCCACCCGAGAAGTACCCAATGACCTACACCAAGCAGGACATCATTCGTATGATAGCACAACTAAAGGCGGTGCTAAATGTCAAGCACGAGTGACACACTAACCAAAGCCCAGGAGTGGGAAGAGGCTCACTCATTTGAGGAGTGGCAAGCCTTACCCGTTACCAGAGACGACCTGGATCAATGCATCTGCGATGCAATCCACGCCGCTCTGGCGATCCCTGGGGTATGGGATGCAGTCATGTCACAGGCCCACAAGGAAGACTTTACCACGCCTGAGGACGACGACCCGTACTCTATTCCCTTCTACTATATTTGGGAACATCTAACAACAGAGGAGGTATCAAGTGACAAGCAAACTAGTACGTCATAAGGTCAGCGTCTCGGTCTACAAAGTAGGTGCGGATCAACCAATCCTGCACGTAGAGCTCGAAGACTACGACCCCATTCGAACGGATGGCGAAGTTTATCGAACCGCCACCCCAGTCAATGGCCATTACATCTTTGTTGGGGTCGAACCGCTCCCCGATCAACCGCGTATAAGCCTTACCCGAGCGCAAGCAAAGACCGCGCTCGAAGGGTGCTACGCTCAGATCAGCGAGTACGACACGATGCCCAACGACCCCAAGAACGCAAAGTACCGTACCTTGGCGCAGACACTCGAAGAGTTCCTACAGACCAGCCGCACTCCACCTAAAAAGCGGAAGCCGGCTGACATCGAGATTCACTTCACGCCATCGGTTAAATCGAACTACGGTCCTGATCCTGACGTTAGCGACGTAATTCGCCAACACGAGGAGAGCGGCGATGGCTTCCCTCCCTAACCTTAAGTCCATCGAAGGGGCCCTCAACGACTTCGTCGACAAACTAACAGCCGGCAATGAGGCTGCCCTCGTCGAGATGCGGAGGAAACGCGAAATGCCTATCCAACTTGACCCCACAGGAGATCCCTACGAGCGCCTGACTGAGTTCCTAGAAGCCGCGATGACTTATGCGCAACGCGGCGAGTGGCCTCTAGTTCAGGAGATGCTAACCAACGCCAACGAGGCGTTATCATATATCGTGCCAATCGGCGCACCATTTCGTCATATATGGACGACTACACCCGCCGATAGCTTTGACCTTTGGGTATGTGCGCGATGCGGCAAACATTCGAACGACCCAGTTCCAAACGCAAAGGAGGTTTGCAATGACAGTGCAAGCAGTGGTTAGAATAGCCAAGGATCCGCGAGGCGGCAGTACCTGGCTCGTAGACCTTGGATTCGTCCATCCTAGTCTGGGATGGACTTCGATTCACCAAGTGAATCACATCCCCAGCGTAGCCGTAAGCGTTGTCGAGAAGTACATTCAAGCAGATGGCTACAAAATGAGCGACGACCTCGAGACGGAGATTTCGTATCTCCGCATGCATCTAGCTGCACGCATCGATGACGCGGAACAGCAACTAAACCAGCATGACTACGAAGAGGCCGCCAACTGTCTCAACGTGGCAAGCGGCCATGCAAGCGCAATCGCAGGTCTCTGGCCTAAGTATCTAGCCTCGCTCACAGATGTTATAAACGCGCGAGAGGAGTTACGTCATGCCTTCCCCAAGTAAAGTTCAGCATACCGCAATCGACGTCGAGCTAGGCGAGAAACCTGCTCGAGCCTCGGTCAGCGAGTTCCAGGGTAAGAACTACATATCCCTGCGTTATACGTACGAGGACCGTAACACGCATGAGACCAAGTTCGGTCAGAACGGAATTAACATGCAGGCCGGTACTGACGTTGCTACGCTCATTGAGGTTGGCGTAGAAGCGATCGAGTCCCTCATCAACGTACTCAACGTCTCAGCAGGCACCCACTACCATCTGGAAATGGAGGATACCAATGCAACTGACACCAATAGCATCTAAGCCGCGGAAGCCGTCTGGCGCGTTCATCAAGTACCTTAGGGAGCACAACTTCCGCCCCGGCGAGTTCTTAACCGCTAGGGACCTTAGCTTCGCCTACTACCGACATGCAACGAAGCTACCGCTGACAGACGAAGCATGCGCCTATCGACACCGGGATTCGAACTGCCGTGGCAACGCCGGTTTTGAGATCCGACGCTTACTGGACTACGGCTACATCTCCAAGTTCAAGAAGGGGCACTACATCGTCGTCCACTGGTAACCTTTGATCACTTCGGGGGGATCCGAACGACGTTCATTCGCTCGGGTCCTACCTAGGTGCTAAAAGGAGGCACCACATTATGGACCAAATTGATTCGTTCACGGGCGACAACTTCTTCCTGTCGAACTTCTACCCAGCATGTATCAAAGTAGAAGGTATAGCTTTCCCGACGGTAGAGCACGCATACCAGTACGCTAAGACTCTGATCCAGAATGAGCAGATTGCAATTCTGACCGCACCTACACCGGGAGCAGCAAAGCGACTAGGTAAGACGGTTACGCTCCGAGCAGACTGGGAGATGATCAAGGAGGAGGTTATGCGCAAATGCCTCAGCCAAAAGTTCGCTATACCCGAACTCGGTACGGCTCTCCTCGCTACGGGAACCGCGGAACTTATCGAAGGGAACTCGTGGGGAGATACGTACTGGGGCGTGTGCAATCACGCAGGCCAAAATCGACTCGGCGAACTGCTAATGCAAGAGCGCAGCAAGGCTAGGATGGACATCGACCCAGACATCCTCAAAGAGTACTACCTTCGTCGTAACGAGCTAGACTACTTCTTCGAATACCTCGACGCCAACGGCTACGACGTCGAAGCATTCATGGAGAAGAACGAGGCCCGGCTGGACAAACTCGCCAACCAGCTCGATCTGGCTATCGCAGATCTGCTGGACAACCTAATCGAAGCAGATGCGGAGGGTATCATATGATAATCGAAGTACTGAAACATTCGGGCAACTTCTTTACGGCGTGCATGGTCATAATCGCGTGCGCCGGCTTTTTGATATGGGACCACTTCTTTAGAGGGCCGCACGAATGAAGATCTACGACAGCATGCACCCAACACTGCACAGCATAGACCTGCCGCATCACCTGATAGAGAACTGCATAATCTACGACGTAAGGTGGCAGGTACTCAAGGCGCAGCTTATCTGGTCGAGCCCCGTATTCATTAAGTGGGCTAGCACACAGCTGTTCCGTTACATGGAGGAGCAGGTCTCGAACCAAGAGAAGATGCGTCGCGTCTGCCGCATCCAACCGTACGCCAATCGAGCAGGCTTCGGTCCGCTCGAAATCCCTAACCCCTTCCTCCTCGGAGACTGGGACTGGAATAACGTACGGATCGATCTTATAGCGCTCTGCCATCAAGACATCCGCCTAGCACACCTCCTAAGAAACTTGACGGACGGCAAGCAGTACTCGACTCGAGAAGGGCAGTACTACAAAGGAATCGTCCTAGCCGTAATCGCTAGGAGGGAACCGCAGACTAGCGGAGCATTCATCTCGAGTCAAGCCGGAGCGTTCTGCGGACACTGTAACCACTGGTTCGCCGAGCGATTCATTGTGTACGGACTTCCAACACATCATGCGTGCGACTTCATGCCTGACCACTACTGCCGTGCGTGTGCAGTTGCGTTGAACGTAACGGAGCTAATCGTATGAACGCCCATCCACACGTCGGTCAGCATAAGCCGTGTATACAATGCGGCTCTAATAGCGTCTCGGCTTGGACTACGAAGCTCGTCCAGAAGTACAACCCCAAGAAAGGGCACCTGGAGACGCTCGGCTCAGTCCGCAGGCGCGTGTGCCGTGATTGCGGATACGAAGAAAGGATGGAAACATGTGGATCGCCGTCAGTAGTCACGTCCCCCGAACCGGGACGTTCCACGCAGAGTCCGAAGACCTAGACTCGCTGATGTTTCTTTGTGCTGGAATGTGTATCCGAGCCACTAACAACGAGGCCGAGATTGGTTGTGCATCTGAACCTGAACTACACCATTTCCATATCGGCCCAGTCGTCGAGCAGGCTAGAGGCATTCACCTTGTCCTACCGTTTCTTGACATCTACGAGACGGTAGAAGGGCAGTTTCTGTATGACCGCCGTAATTAAGAAAGGAGTAACATGTATGCCCGCATCTTTACAATCTTGCTGGTCGCCGTGCTACTGTTCCCCGCTATGACAGCGTGCGCTACGGTTGCAGGGATTGACCCAAGTGTGGCTCTATCACAGCCACCGTTGGATGGAGACATCATCGCAATGCAGTACGGAGCTACCTTGAACGGCATGCGTACCGCACTACGGGAAGCAGGCTATGGCCTACCGCGGATCTTCACAAAAGACGCGTTGATGCTCTTCCGTTGGCCAATGTCCCAAGGTTGGGGCTTCGCCGTACTCGATCGCACGCGTACCGGTCTCATTCCAGACAACGGGAACTACGTAAACGTCGAGACAATGAAGTCCTTACAAAACGGTCTCGCCGGCTGGAAGCAAGCAGCCCCGGATGAAGTACCTGCTTGGGTGACAACTGCTTTAGGCGGAATCCAAGCCTTCGTCGGCACGCTTGCTGGATCACTTACTACAATGTACCTAGTTCCAGCTCCGTGCCCGACGATTAACTGCCTATACCCAACGTCGGAGGAATAACAAATGTGGACATTCGGTCTCCCCCTATGGGTTATGCTTGCGGCTCGGTACTGCGTTCGCAAGAGAGCAAAGCAAACAGCCCGTACAGAGGATCCTAGATACGCGCTGAACGCTTACCAGGTCCTCCAAACAAGGGTAATCAACATGCCCTTGACGTACAACGCCTTCGAGATGGAGATTCGTCACCACCTGCTACAGTGGTTGGCGAAGGAGATTGCAGCTCTCGAGACGCTTATCGCAATGAACGTCGTAGCAGTAGGAGTGATACCTCATGAGTGACCCGCACGCATATATCTGGTCGCAGGACGGACATGAGTACCACGTTACAGACGACCCAAGCGACGCACCGGAAGGTACAAATGCTTGCCCGCTAGCGGCCGAGACAGATACCTTTCTCAGTACCTACGAAGGGCTACTCGACGAGTACGATTGTACGCTAATCGACGACCGGCTCAGTACTTAAATAAGTTGGACGTGTTCAACTTTGGTATGTTCTCCCTTAGTTTTAACGTTATTTTCACGTTAGTAGGTTATACTAAAAGAAAGCACGTCCAACCCATTCTGTTTAGAAAAGGAGTGTTACCATGGTTCTAGATACATCTAAGTTCCAGTTCCCGGACGTTATGAACATTCGCTTAGCGAGTGTCTACCTTGACGTCAGCGAACAGCGGATCCGCGCCCTACTTCGGGAGGGCCGCATCAAGGCGGACAAAGACGAGGCCGGTGCTTGGATCATCAGCAAAGAGGCCCTTGAGGCCTACAAAGCGGAGCACGCGCAAGGACCCAAGCGCACTTCCGGCGTCAGTGGCAAAGGCAAGGCCTACGTCGTACGCGTACCGTTCCAGAAGATCCAGGCTGTCAAGGATTTCCTTGCCACTCAGGACATCGAGCTGGAGCAGCGGTACAACTACGACAAGATGAAAGTCTACCAGCAAAAACGGAAGGCTCGTCTTGCCGCAGAGAAGAAAGAGAAAGCCAAAGCCGCCAAGGCTGAAGCCGCCAGCTAGTCAACAGGTCGGTGGACCTCGCCTGATGGTCCACCCACCAAATAGACTTAGGATCGACAGATTGATCCCAAGTCTACTTGGTGAGCAATGTGAGGCTCACTTCGCTTTGGGGGAGGCGTGGACTTCTGTGTGGTCCTCCTTCCTAAAAAACACGACTGCTGGCTACAGTCGTCCTCCTTTGGTGTTCTACACGCCTCCCCCATCGCAGTTGGCCGACAATAGTGCCGGAGAAATTTCTAGCAGCAAAGGAGCCAGACGTATTGCCGGCCAACTGCGGTACAGAGCGTATAGTCGTACTCGTATGACATTAAGATCGTGTGAGCCAAAAGGGTGAGGCGATAAGGGTAGCAACCCCGCCGCCAACCCCCTACCTGTACCGTACTCACTTTTCCGCGTAACGTCTAACGCGTCGCTCCACATCTGTGGTCGCTTGACCGTAATTGACGTAGCGTGTGGCAGTGAGAGTGGAGACCGTCCCCCTGCAGAGGCGGTCTCCACTTTTAGAGGAGGCATAATGCAAACGATCGGTTGTGACTTAGCATACTGTAACGACATTGGCTCTACCGGCTACGCAAAAATGAAGGAAGGCGGCATCGTCTATGCATGGTCCAAGCTTACACAAGGGACTCGCGTCCACGATGACCACTTCTTAGCACATTGGAATGGTTGCGGTAATGCCGGAATCCTACGAGGTGCGTATCACATGTACGAACCTCTCGCGTCTGCTGACCAACAGCTGGCGTACATTAAGGAGTGCTATCCCTGGAAGGAAGCGGACTTGCCGTTCGCGTTGGATGTCGAGATCGACTTGCAGGCAACCAACGCATCCCTAATCAACGCAGTAGATCGTCTCTTAGTACTACTGTGGAACGAGTATGGCAGTAAGCCAATCATCTACACAGGCCGCTGGTGGTGGAACTACAACATGACTCCTGCGGAACTGTGGATGTCGGAGTACGACTTCTGGTGCGCACAGTATCCATATGCGGCCGGAAGAGTCGATCTTACTTGGGGAGCGTTATCCTCCATACTACCTACGGGTTGGACACAACCTGTAACTGGCGGTAAGACGCCCGTGATCTGGCAGTTTAGCGGCGACAAGTTCTTTTTTCCTGGTGTCGGAGGCGCACTAGACTTGAACCTGTTCAACGGTAACGAAGCCGCCTTCCGAGTGTGGGCCAAAGCTGCACCGCTAGAACCGGATTGGGAACACAGTGTTGATCCGTTCCTCCGGACGCTTGGTTATACAGGAAGGGCACCATGAACCACCGGCATACGTCTTGCCTTGGAATCGTCATTACTAGCATCCTCGGTACTCTAGTCTACCTCTGCATCTGTGGAGGCTGCTATCTACTAATGGCTCTCGTCGGAGGTGGAGGATGACATATACAGTAATAGGTATAGATCCAGGGCACACAACAGGCTTCGTGAAGGCGTGCCTCCATGATAACGATCGCATCGAGGTGGTGGACGCTCAAGAGATTGCGTGGGAGAGTAGGTTTGATCTCATACCTCTCTTGAAGTGTTACGTCGGATTGGCCCAACCAGCCTACGATGCGGTCGTCATGGAGTCCTTCAATCTATTTAGTTGGAAGGCGGAGGCGCAAATCGGTTCCGCCTTCCCTTCTGCTCAAATCATTGGTATCGCTGACACCGCCTTGTACCTTGCTGGCACACAGCACATGCTTCACATGCTACCGCCCGCAGTCAAGGCCCGCATCTCGCTCGCCCGGATCCAAGATGCTCGGTGGCAAAAGAGTGAGCACCTCAAGGATGCCGTAAAGCTCATTCGGTACTACATTGTAAAGCATGTGTCTATTACAGCGTAACATTCTACATATCCTCATTGAGGAGATGTCCCTCGGCAACTTAGACCCATCCTATTTCAGAGAGGGAGGCGGCGATTTGGCGTCTCCTTCGAGTGCAGCCATGTCTTTACACCAGCTAGCGGAAAGACTAAAGACCCATGAAGACCCCTCGCCCCTACCAAGTAACAGCGATCCAGCTTGCCCTTGCTCGGAATGCCCTCATAGCAGATGTCTGCGGACTCGGTAAAACTCTAGACGCAGTCTGCGCAGCACGTCTATTCGTTGGAGGTATGCACGGCATACGGCGCATTCTCATCGTTTGCCCCCTACGAGTTCGACTACAATGGGTGGAAGAGATCCGTGATCAGAACCCCGAGGCAAAAGTCTTTGTCATTGACCCCGGACTCCCGCTCGATCTTCAAATCCCCGAAAAGCCTAAGCCCTCAGGTTGGTACATTGTCTACTACGAAGGGCTTGCTCGAAGCGCAAAGGATCTACGTCCTATTGTCTGGGATGTTATCATCGCGGACGAGGCACACCGCCTTAAGAACCGCAAAACACGTTGGACTATCCAACTCAAGACTCTCACCGCGATCCGTAAAATCGCACTCACGGCTACACCCCAGGAGAAAGGCCCTCAAGATCTTTGGTCGCCAGGCAACTGGCTCTATCCAGACGTTTTTACCTCCTACTGGAAGTTCTTCGACCACTATGTCGATGTTGACGAATTCACAAACCGTCCCAAAGGGATAAAGAACGAGAAGCAACTCGCATCCGTTTTGGCTCGCTTCATGCTCCGCCGTACCAAGGAGCAGGTTGAGCCAGATCTTCCCCCTCGCATCATGCAAACCGTTGACGTACCTATGACTCTTGTTCAGCAGAAGATCTACAACGAGGTCTCTAAGTCTCGAGATCTCACTGTCAAGGTCGAAGGGCAAACCCCTATACTCCTAATCGAAAACGTGTTAACGCACATCGTACGCCTTCAGCAAATCTCCTCTTGGCCTCCGCTTCTCGACTTCACCTCCTCGTCGGGAAAGGTCAACTGGGTGCTCGATTGGCTAAACGACAACCCACAGGAGGTAGTCGTTATCTTCTGTAAGTTTCGCGGAACTGTGGATGCGCTCGTCAGATCCATAGGGAAAACGAAACTGGAGGTCGTCGTTGGCGGTGTGCAAAGCGTGCCTGAACGGTTCGTTAAGGGCGAAGTAAATATTCTCGTTGGAACGATCGCCGCGATGGGCGAAGGTCTCAATCTACAACGGGCGGACGTCGCGCTCTTTGTCGATCAGGAGTGGTCAACCATCAAGATGACCCAAGCGATCGATCGTATCCATCGTATTGGGATCACAGGTCCTAAGCTTGTCTATTACCTCCGCTCAACCAAGACCGACGATCTAGTACTAAGGGCTATCGAGAAGAAATGGACGGAGACGGAATTAGTGTATGCAGCCATCGAAGAGTGGAAGGCCCAGTCTAAATGAAAGTTCTACTTTCATTTTCACTTTGTTTTCACTTTCGTGAGTTATAATTAGGTTATCTCTCAACGGAGCCGGAGGAAAGAAGAGGACACTATGAAACATAGCATCCACATCAGCGATGTTAGAAGCTTCAAGTCATGCCGTCGCAAATGGGCTTGGTCTAGTCCGCTACGGCGTAACTTGGAGCCCAACATTCCATACGCTCCGTTCTTTACTGGACGCGGGCTCCACTATTGTTTGGAGATGTTCTATAGAGAACATACACCATTCTTGGACTCCCTGAAGCGGTTCCTCGAAATCGAGCTAGCCGAGATGGAGAAGACTGGTCGTCTGTGGCCTCAGGAGCAGTCCAAGATGGACGAGCAGATTGCTCTCATGATGGGCATGCTTAGTCACTACAACCTCTGGGTCACAAAGGACCGCACTACGCGACTACGTGACGAGAACATCGAATGGCTCTCGTTCGAAAGGGAATTCAGTGTCCCCCTCTACAACCCCTATACTGGAAATAAATCTTCCAAGGTATACCTTGCAGGACGTTTCGATGGACTTGTCAAGTTGCTGCCGGAAGGCGGCATATGGATTTGGGAGACTAAAAGTACCAGATCCATCTTCGAACTCGAGAACAGCCTCGCAAATGACGAACAGTGCGGCGCTTACATCTATGCTGCAGAGCAGCTGTTCGGCGTACCTGTTACTGGCGTTATCTACAACGTCATGCGTAAGAAACTTCCAACAGAGCCTGCAGTCCTTCAAAACGGCCTCCTCTCGAAGAACAAGGCCATAGATACGACAGCAGAAGCATATCTGGAAGCGGTCCGTCGTAATCATCCTGACTGGGACAACGCTCTTACGCTACAGTTCTACGAGGACATACTACAGCATCTCATCGCTAAGGGCAACACGTTCTTTGCTCGCGTAGCGATTTACCGTACGCCAACTGAGATTCAACGGTTGGCGTCAAATCTCTGGGCTGTCGCTTTGGAGATGACTCGTGAGTCAACGATCATTTATGATGCTCCGGGCTGGCTGAGTTGCAACTTCTGCCATTTCCGTGCCCCTTGCCTAGCAATGAATGCGGGTGCGGATCACGAGTTCCTACTCGAGCAGGAGTATCGGAAGCGAACGGATACCAGAGAGCTACTGTACGCAGAGGAGGACCAGAATGGCAAGTAACCCAATAACAGCGGAGTACATCGCTGGGCTGTTCGATGGCGAGGGCTCTATATGCTGTCTCCATAATGTAAGTGGGACCCCCCGCGTACAGTTAAACGTTACGAACACAAATCGTGAGGTTCTAGTAGACCTCAAGGAGTTCTTTGGTTTTGGTACTATGGCTAATAGCTCGGCCTTTGGTACACGCCCATGTTACCAGTGGCAGCTTGCTGGAGCACCCAAGGTCATAGAGGTCCTAACTGAGTTGCTTCCGTACCTTCGGGTCAAAGAGAAGCAGGCAAAGATTGCGGTACAGCTATGCGAGCGAATCGCAAGTAGTGCTGGCCGGAGTAGGCGTCCCTTATCGGACGAAGAATACTCCATTCGCGAAGGCCTAGCGGCTGAAATTACTGCATACAACAAAGGAGGTACCTAATGGCAAGCCGCATCACAAGAATACAGCTCGAATCCCCATACATCAAAGCATTGTTCTACGGGCAGCCGGGCTCCACAAAAACCCGGACCGTTGCCACAGCCGCTATGGACGAGAGACTTTCTCCCGTCCTAATGCTTGACTCAAGCGGTAATCCTATTAGCATTCGTAACTACCCACAGTTGCCGGACATCGTACAGATAGACTCACTAACAGAGTACAATCCTATTTACGAATGGCTTGCTGCGGGTCAGCCTGAGGAACATGGTGTTCCCAAGAGCTTGGATCTTCATCCGCCAGTGCCATATAAGACCGTTATTATTGACGGCGTTACAGGAGTTCAGCGTATGTCCTTTAGTATCGTAATCGGGACAACGAAAGCGGGTCCCGGTACGATCCAGGAGTCTGCCGAGTTTCAGCACTTCAACAAGGTACTCGCGCAGATGGTTACGTTCGCCAAGCTGTTCTATAGTCTTCATATGAACGTACTCATTACGTCCCTCGAGAGGGAAGACGTGGACGAAGCAACTAAGACTATCCACTACAAACCTCTCTTATGGGGTCAGAGCGCTGGCGAGGTTCCTGGTTACGCGTACCTTGTTTCAAGGCTCGTCCATCGTGCTCGGCTAGAAAACAAGGACAAGATGGACCTAGAGGAGGCACATCGCCTTCATATCATCGAAGACTCAATTGGCGTCGGCACTGTCTCAGTTGCGTTATTCAGACCAACTGGCAAGTATATCGCAAAGGACCAATACGGCAAGTGTGGTCCGTTCATGGTGAATCCTACCATGACCAAAATTCTCGACAAGATTCTGGCCGTTGAGCCAGTTCTTGAGGCGGGTGCAAACCCAACTAATCCTACCCCAGAAAGGAACCTAACCTAATGCCTGCTATTGATTTTTCCCAAGTCCAAGACCTAACCCCTATCCCGCAAGCTTCCTACCCTATGGAGATCGTTGCCGCAGAGGTTGGTGAGTCGAAGAAGGGTTTCGCTAAGATCGACCTTCGGTGGAAAGTGCTCGAAGGTGAGTTTGAAGGTCGTCAGATTTTCGACTCCATGAGCTTCCACCCCGACGCTCTGTGGAAGACGAAGGCGGTCCTTAAGGCTCTAAACTTCCCCGACGATTTCGCCGGTGAGGTCGGGCCTGAAGATCTCCTAAATCGCCAAGCGACGGTGTACGTATCTGTTGAGACTGGTCGAATCGATCCGGCCACTCAGGAGCCGTACCCCGATCGTAATCGGGTTGTCAAGGTCAAGCCGCTCGGCCAAACCATGAGCTCGCTGCTCGCCTAACAACTCCATATAGACACAAGACCCCTTCTAACCCGCCGGGAGGGGTCTCTTTGTCGTGATGACCATGGACCCAAAGACGAATGCGTTTCTCACCCACTTTAAGTTCGGCGAGGGTTTGTTGGCTATCCTTACTGGCTCGCCGCCTCAGGCAGTCGCTTACTGTAAGGATATTCCGGAGACTCTACCGACTAATGAGGATGTCTACTTCGGCCCCGCAATGCGTAACAAACAGGGGAACACGAAGGACGACGTACTCGGTACAGTGGCTCTGTGGGTCGACGTTGATGATATGCAGAGACCACTATATACACTACCGCCTAGCGCGATGGTCTTTAGTGGACATGGATGGCATCTCTACTGGCTCCTTAAGGAGCCTCTAACAGACATACAAAGAATCGAAGAGCTCAACCAACTGCTAGCCAAGGATGTGCCTACGGCTGATCCAGCATGTTGGAACGTAAATAGGGTCCTACGCATTCCTGGGACCATCAATACGAAAGATCCAAGAGCCGATGTCGTACTCCGCAGCGATAATGCTCTACGATACATTCCTGATGACATTGCGGTACTGGGACACCTGGATCGCGCCGCCAAACATAAAATTCGGACGGGCGACTCTCGAGGATTCCGATCTAGGAGCGAACGTGACTGGTCTATCATAACGGACTTAGTCTCCGCTGGCGCTACTGACGAATTGATACTTCTAATATTCAGTAACCAGCCATGTGGAGATAAAGTTCGTGAGGCTCCTGATCAGTACCTAGAGCATACCATCGAAAAGATTCGAGCCAAGGTAACGGCTGGACATCCGCCGCCTGCAGGCTCAGCTATCGAGGAGCACGATGACGGCTACTACATGTGGTCACGCAGAGCAGTTAGGAGAGTTAGTACGTTCCTAATCGAACCAGTACTTCTTCTTGACGGCTCTGCATATCAAGCGGAAGACGCTATTGTGGGCAAAGTCAAAGCTAGCGGTTACACTTGGGACAACACAACATTCTCAAGGAGTGCGTTCACGTCGATCCCAAAACTCGACAAGGAATGTCCGATGGCCGCTTGGCAATGGCTAGGCAGAGATGAGGATGTCCGGGCTCTGTTACCGTACCTCCTAGCTCAACTACAAGAGAAAGGTCTTCCTAAAATAATGGCGAGCCCCTCTCTGGGGCTACATTACGTGCATGACGTACCCTACTTCCTTGGCGACAAGCAAGTGTTGAGCGGAGATCAGTTATGGGACGGCTTCAGTGGACCTATAGCTTGGTTACCGTCAAAGCGCGAGCATCCAAAACTAGACTTAAGGCCTGACGTGAACGAGCATGAGCTCGAGATCCTACGGTCATTGGTACCGTATCTGAACGAACCCCAGGCAGTCTGGCCTATCTTGGGATGGTACGCAGCGGCGTGTATTAAACCATGGCTCGAGGTTAAAGGGTACCGCTTTCCCATTCTAAATGTAGTCGGTACGAAAGGGTCAGGTAAGACAACGTTGATACAACGTATCTTCATGCCATTATTTGGTCAGCTAGATCCCAGGAGCTACGACGCAGGTACGACACGATTTGTTACATTAGCACTGATGGGAGCATCGAATGCAATACCGGTCGCTTTTAGCGAGTTCCGTTACGATACTGTAGAACGGTTTATCCGCTTCATCCTGTTAGCCTACGATACTGGGCATGACCCACGTGGGCGTGGTGACCAGACTACCGTAGATTATGCCTTATCCGCACCGTTTACGGTGGACGGTGAAGACTTAATTGAGGACCCGGCCGCGCGAGAACGTATAGTGGTTTGCCACTTACATCCTAACATGATCGCAGAAGGTTCGGACTCTTACAAAGCCTACAACGAGTTCCGGAACTGTATCCCGCCTCACTTTGGAGGGCACTTCATTCAGCTAGTCCTACGAGCAATGCAGTCAGGCGAACTGGAGACTCTCCTTGGGTGGTGTCGCGAAGTAGTGTTCTCGCAGTTTCCATCTAAGCTACCAGATCGAGTGAGACAGAATCACATAGTGTCTTATCTCGGTTGTGTACTTTGGTGTCGTGCCGTTAATATGGAACCGCCTTCGCCAGAGATTCTAACTAGATCGATCGCAAGCGTATACGATATAGCGACGGGGAGAGCCCGCACGCTCGCAGACGCGATGGTCGAAGATGTTGTGAATGCCTGTGCGCAGACGACGTTGGCAATACGCTATGTGGTATTAGACGACGGTAGGACCCTATACTTCCAGCTATCCTCGGCACACAGCTGGTGGTTATCTGCTAGACGTCGCCAAGGCCGAGGCGCCTTGGAAAGAGATGCAATCCGGTCACAAATGAAGGAAGCTCCATACATACGCGAGCCTAAGGTAATCGAGGGTACGTGGATGTACGGAGTTAGTTTAGTAGCAGCACAAGAGAGCGGATTAGATGTACCTGATTACATCAACACCCGCGAGTTGAAAGTGAGGTTCTAATGGATGGAAGAGTAACGTTGCGGTCAGCCGTAAAGAGCCAGCTCCAGACCTTGAAATCGGAGACGGCTTTCTATTACGGCGAGGTTGTTGAAATAAAGGGCGTGAAGTTTACCATAACGCGTATGAACAACTCTACGCTATGTGTACACCCCATCAATAAGTTCCGGCATTTCGCTGGCATTCTTTTAGTAGAGGAGAGTGAACATGTTACAACAGGTGTTGCAGATTCAGAAGGAACTGGCGCCCCCGAGAGCAGTAGTACTCCTGTCGGGCGGGATGGACAGCACGACGTGCCTGTCCCAAGCAATCCGTGACGGGAACGACGAGATCTTAGCGGTTACGTGTTTCTATGGAAGCAAACACGCCGCTGCAGAGGTTGGCGCTTCACGTCAGATCGTGGAGTGGTATAACAGTCGTGGCATAGCGAAGGTCGACCAACGAATCATCGAGCTACCTAATATCTTTAGAGGGTCGGGCTCGGCACTTATGAACGAGGTCAATATGCCACAGATGTCCTACGCAGACATACACGAGTCCTTTGGTCCTAGTCCAACGGTCGTACCGTTTCGCAATGCCAACCTTATCTCGGTAGCGACAACGCTCGCTATCGGCTTCAAGGCCACATCCGTATACATCGCTGCACACGCAGATGATGCACACAACTGGGCCTATCCTGATTGCACACCAGAGTTCCTGGGTGCGATGGCTGCTGCCGTGTACATAGGTTCGTACCATGCAGTTACCCTACGGTTTCCGTTCGTCTGGATGACCAAGGCCAACATCGTTGCGTGCGCGGAGATGGCGCCCTACGCTCCTCTCGGGCTCACCTGGTCTTGTTACGAAGACGGGCTACAACAATGTGGTACTTGCCCAACGTGTATCGAACGTATCCACGCTTTTAGGGTGAACGGTTGGAAGGATCGACGTACTTACGAAGCTCCAGTCGATTGGATGAATCTCCCGGAGTTTCCATATTAGGAGGATGTATGAACTTCTTCAAAGACTCAACTACCAAAGACCTGCAAGAGATACTGACAGGTGTGGCCGCTCACGGCACGCGACAGTTGGTCCAGAGAGTTTGGGCTGTAATTACTCTGACGGCCTGGTTTTCTCTGATGGCCTGCTTTTGGCTTCACATGTTTGCTACGGACGTAAAGGTAGTAGGTCCTTCCATCTTCTTCGCCGTTGTATTCATTAGTTGCGTAATCATCATACAAGGAGGTCCGAGATGACCGTTACTATATCGCGTGAGTACTCGTTCAGCGCAGCACACCGCCTTGAGGGGCATCCCCAGTGCGGTCGTATGCATGGCCACAACTACGTAGTCGAGGTGATCGTCGAGGCAAGCATCTTCGAGCTATCGCCGAACGGCATGATCCTAGACTATCATGACCTCGACGAGATTGTCAAGCCCATCGTTGCACTACTGGATCATCGTTACCTTGTTAGCGATGCGAATGCTCGTGCTGGCGACGTTTACTATAAGGCAGTACCTCGTGACTGCTATCTCATGGATGTCGAGCAAACTACGGCGGAGCTCATTGCGGGATGGTTCTTTGCAAAGCTTGAGGTACACTACCGGCTAAAGCATTACGGGATAGTTGTGATCATCTCAGAGACTCCAAAGAGCAAGGCCGCATATGCGGCAGACTGATCTACGCCTAAAGGAGCTAAATAAGACAGGAGGTGAACTGTGAAGCAGGTCGATCTGGCCTATGCGGCAGGGTTCTTTGACGGAGAAGGGTCTATTACGATCTCGAACAAAGGCGGTTATGTTCGAATCGAGGTAGCCGTCTCTCAAAAACTGCCTGCAGTACTCCAGTGGTGGGAGACTCACTTTGACGGCAATACATATCACAGCGTAGTCTCCCAGTGGAAGATTCATGGCTCTAAAGGCGTCGCACTCTTAACGTTACTTCTCCCGTATCTTATCGTTAAGAATGTCGACGCTCAAGAGGCAATTCATATATGGTCGATACGAGCTGACCGCGAGCTCACGACACAACTAATCAATGAAAGGAAGGTTCGACGTGGTAAAGTTTCTTGATGTCAATCCCGATGAGTTTGATAATACCCGAGAAGGCAGACGTGGACGTGTTGCGTATCCTATCCTAAAAGAGTTCCTTGAGACAGGCAAGTTCATGGCCCAGCTTGATCGAACGGGAATGCAACAGTCGTTCCAGTCTCTCTGCAGTACGCTAAATGCGTACATCCGTAACCATGTTATGCCAATCAAGATTATCACCCGACAGATGCAAATCTACCTGATGCGGCTTGACGTGGATAAAGAAGGTAAGGCCATCCCAGACTGGGTTGCTAAGAGCCTCGGAGCTCCGCTCCTTCTAGGTGAGGCTCCCGTAATCGATGCTGCGGAAGTCCAAAAGCGGATGGCAGTTGAAATCAACAAGAGTACGAAATGAACGTTCTTGTTGTATGTGCTAAGCGTTATAACGGCCACGAACTTTGGGTTACCTTGGGTGTGCTTCAATCTAGAGGGCACACCTCCGAGGTCGTTTCAACGCAAACCCTTATCTCGGACGAGGTTACTGGACAGGCTAATACCATCAAACGGACTCTCGACGACGTAGCAACCCTCGAAGGCTTCGATGCTCTCGTATTTGTTTCGGGCAATATGCAAGATACAGAGGCGCACTGGAAGCACCCAAGGACGTTAGCCTATGTGCATGAGGCCATCGAGCGTAACCTGCCTATAGCCGCAATCTGCTGCTCCGTTCCTATTGTCAAGGAGGCTGTAAAGGGGAAGCGAGTCTCCTTCTTTCCTCTCGTACGCTCTCGTGAGATTCTTAGAAACGCGGGTGCAATACTTCAAACAGTAACTATAAGTGTCGACGGGAAGCTCGTTACTGCGGAGCACCAGATGGCTACACAGGTCTGGGTGGAAGAATTCTGCAATGTGCTCGATGGTACGGAGTCGAGCCTGCATCTCGTTGACTCTGGCTACAAGCCAAAAGGGCGTGAACGTAAGGCGATCCCGGAACTCGAGCACCTTCGGCAAATCGTTCGCAAGACAGGACGGACGGATATCGATGATACCAAACCTAGTAAAGGAACGTAGCGATAAGTACGGTGAAGCCTGGCTAACTACAGGCGAGATCGCACGCGACCTAGATGCAGTCGGTCGCCTTCCTGCCTTCGCTCTGTTCCCTTGGTTAATAATCCTGAACAAGCTTATCCGGGCGCTCACGTCTCCGTACCACATCGATCACTGGAGAGACATTGCTGGTTACGCTTACATAGTTACTGAGCACTTAGAAAAGGTGCAACATGACAAAGTACAAGGTTAACGAAATATTTCATTCAATCCAGGGTGAAGGTTACTGGTCAGGACGGCCGGCAACCTTCATCCGTCTTCAAGGATGCAACCTAACCTGCAACTGGTGTGATACGAAGTACGCACTAGGAGCAGGTGGTGAATGGATGGACACGAGAGAGGTCACCCGCCAGATTCGTATCGGCAATATGGCTGTTATTACTGGCGGCGAGCCGATGCTCTGGGATCTCGAGGAGCTTTTAGCGAACCTTGCGTTCCTTGGTGTCTACACCCAAATCGAGACGAACGGCACGCTAAAGCCGCTCTATATATCGGAGCCTAATTGGCTTACTGTATCTCCTAAGCCCGTATGTCCGATAGCATCGGATAAAGTACTCCCTGCCCAGTTAGCTTTTAGGCAGCCTTGGGAAGTAAACGAGTACTACTATACGTACGCAAACGAGTTCAAGTGGGTTGTAGACGGTGATCTTAGCTTCGACTGTGTCGAAGCCGCGTGGAGGCGATGCCGTAGAAAGCGACCGCCTGTTTTCTCCCTAATGCCAGAGGGCTGTCCGCCCAAACCCGAGTTTGTACATCTTGCTCTAGTCTGGCTCGAGAAACATCCTGCCTGGCGTTACTCGGATCGACTACAGTGGAGGATAGGTGTGAAATGAACGACAGATGTCTCTACTGCGGTCGCGAGCTACCTGATGGCATGATAAAGGACGGCCTTTGTAAACGCTGTCACGAGATTTTTTATGGCAGCGGCGATGTTCCCGAGCCGCTACCAGACGACATAGAAGAAGAGGAGGAAGACGACGATGAGTGAACCTAGAAAGTGCGAATGTTGTGGCGCACCGCTATTCCCTTGGCAGGCACGCCTTTGTGCCACTTGCCTCCAGAAGTTCATGAATAGCGGTGGCTGCTCTCCTATACCAGAAACAGATGAGGAGGACGACGATGACGACGAATAACGTTAGTGAGCTTACTACCATCTTAGCTACGATTTTCGGCAAGGAATGTTTCGATGATTCTGTCTCCAGTACTGCAAGCCGCGTACTTCGGTATTGGGGTGAGTTTCAGCCCAAAAGTGAGATAGACTTCGAGTTTACAGTCTTTCCAGCAACCGTCAACCAGCTCATAATCGTCAAAGACATTGAGCTGGAATCCATATGTGCACACCACCTGCTGCCGTTTTACGGCAATGCTCACGTAGGATATATTCCTAATGAGCTAATGGTGGGGCTGAGCAAGATACCACGCCTAGTAGAGTTCTGGGCACGTCGCCCCACTACACAAGAGCAACTAACTGCGAACATAGCATCGGACTTGAAACATCGTCTCGCTGCTATGGGCGTCGCAGTAACCATTGAGGCTAGGCACACGTGCATGTCGTGCCGCGGCGTACGTAAGCACAATGGTGTAATGATAACGAGCGAGATGCGTGGAGTATTCCTTACCGCTGAAGCAGCTCGATCGGAATTCCTAAACCTGATTGCGAGGGATCGTATATGAGCGTCGTAGAGCAAATTTGGCTATGTGATGCTTGGATCGATCGCCTTAGCGTCCTACGTGACGCCGCGACACAGACTGTGAAGAACAACCCTGATCTCGATCCCACAATCCGTACTAGAGTTCTGGAATGCAGGCTCGAGGTCGAATCCGTACTCGCCTCCTTTATTCAGGAGCGCGATAAACTAAGAAAGCTGGTAGAAGATGAAATACGCCGCGATAACTCCGACGCCATACCTCCCACTCCTCAATAGGATGTCGTACCATCTGCTCCTAGGCCAGAAGCTCGTTACTGACCTAAAGTACTTAGAGTGGGCAGAGATGCGGCACTACCAAGGAGATTTCCTTATCGTCGATAACGGAGCCGCTGAGCCCGAGCAGGAGCGTGTGCCTTTCGAAAATATCCTCAAGGTTGCGTTGAACATTTACGCAGACGAGATCGTCGTACCAGACGTCATACGTAACTCTGAGTTGACACTCGAAATGGCTCGACACTGGGGTCCAACGATTCCGCTCAACAAGCGTCTAATCATTCCTCAGGGACGTGACCTGGAAGAGTGGAAGTCGTGCTTCCTTGAGCTGAAGCATCTACTTAGCTTCGTAGCCGTGGGCATACCAAAGCATGCCGAGACCTTCAAAGGAGGTCGAGCTGCTATCCTCATGTGGCTTCACGAAGCGGACTTCTGCCGCCGATCTAATATTCATCTCTTCGGCTGTCATACAGATCCCCTGGAAGAGATCCGCCAGGCGATAAGGATCTGTCCTGAGATCCGAGGGATCGACACTGGAGCGGCGGTTGCCTACGCTCAAGTAATGCAACCGCTCACGTGCGGCAAGCACTTTGGAGTCGAGTGGGATAAACAAGCAGATCCTCGAAGCATATCGTACAACATGTGCTCGATAGCGAACTGCATAGAGGAGGAACTGAATGCATATAACCATTGAGTACATCGCTGGGCTGTTCGATGGCGAAGGTTGTATAACTTGCAACCACACGCAAAGCGCCCCCATAATACACTTGCAAGTCTCTAATTGCAATCGTCCGATCTTAGAGGAGCTTAAGGCATTCTTTGGTCATGGTACTATCCAGACCAATGGCGGCGGAGGTGATCGACCCGTATACTGTTGGCACACGAGCGGCGCCTCTAAGGTTACGGAGGTCTTAACGAAGCTTCTTCCATACCTTCGGATCAAGCAGAAGCAGGCATCGATTGCGCTGAAACTATGCGAACGTATCATAAATCGGGTCGGGCGAGCTTGGCCTGCATTAACCTACGAAGAGTACTCCCTCAGAGAAGGTCTTGCAGAAGAGATTACTCGTCTCAACAAAGGAGGTACGTAATGCATATCACAGTCAAGGATCAGACTACCGGCTCAGATGCTACGATGTGCGTAGAACGTAGTACGGGCACTTGCGTTATCCTTGGGGGAGATATCGACATGTTTGACAAGCTCGTAAACATGGCGAACTCTCTCAAGGCGGACTCTGTAACTATACTCGCTGCTACGCCAGCCGTAGCGGCGCTCGAGGCTCTCGGCTGGAAGGCATCTGAAACAGTAGTCGCTATGACTAAGCTTACAAGGAGGGCTAGACAATGAACAAAGCTCCTTACGCACACTGCGACGAATGTACTCTCAAGGACCAGCCCTACGTCCCGTGGTTTGGTCCTCTCGAGCCTGAGCTCATCTTCGTAGGAGAAGCTCCCGGCGCCGAAGAGGTTCGTGAAGGCAAGCCGTTCGTAGGACCCAGCGGACGCCTACTCGACGCTACCCTTATAAACATAGGACACGATCCTGGAGAGACCTATCGTACGAACTGCGTTATGTGCCGTCCACCACAGAACAGGACTCCTACGGACGAGGAGCTCCTATGTTGCTACGAACGCCTGCTATACGAACTCGCCTCCGTCCATCAGAACAAAGTAGTAGCGCTCGGCAAGGCTGCAGGTGACATGCTGCATGCAAATGAAGGACGAGGCGCGTGGAACGTTGGTGCTGCTGGTCTAATAGTCCTTAAAACGTGGCATCCTGCTTACGTGCTTCGTAAGCCTTCGGAGTACAATGCTCTCGAACATGATTTACGGAAGGCTTACGGTGGGATGTACCAGGAACCCGCTTTCCTGAACGCCATTAAGGTGCACATCCCCGATACCTACGAAACGTTAGAGCGTGAGCTGAGCTACTGCCCTCCACACGCAGAGGTATCGTTTGACATAGAGTCGGACCAGGTACAATGGTATGATATGCCTGGCAAAAAGGCTGATGCCGTCCTAATGCTAGGGATCAGCTGGAATGACGAGTACGGAGTAATCATCAACGATGAAATGCTCTACGACACTGAAGGAGTGATTCCGCTCCTCCAAGAGTTCTTCAACCGCTCGGATTTCTTTCTCTCAGGGCATAACTCAAAGTTCGACGAAGTCTTCCTACAGCATACCTTCGGTCTCAAGATCCGCTCAAGTATAGATACTATGACAGCACACTATGTATTGAACGAGAACGAACGGCACGGTCTTAAAGCTATTGCGTGGGAAGAGTTCAGCCTTCCGGACTACGAGGAGGAGCTCCTAAACAAGTACCTCAAGAGTCGGAACGACTACTACTCCAAGATCCCCTTCAATGAGTTCGCTGTATATTGTGCAACGGACCTGCGAGTTACTCGAACTCTCTCAAGAGTTCTTAAGAAGCGGATGGAAGAGCAAGGCCTATGGGAGCGTCCCTACAAGCTCGTCCTCCTACCTGCACACGACCTCTTGGTCGACATGGAGTTAGCTGGCGTTAAGGTCGACATTCCGTATCTCGTTGCTGCTCGAGTAAAGATGGAACTCGAGCAAGAGCGAGTTGCTAAGGTGTGCGCAGACATGATGGGGCTCGATGATTTGAACCTTAGTAGCTGGATGCAGGTCGGACATGTGTTGTGGGACGTATTGAAGCTCCCGCAGTCTCGTAACCCACGATTGAAGCCTCGCTCGACCAATGAAGAGGCCGTAATGCATTTGAAAGGGAAGCATCCATTCGTGGATCAACTACTCTACTACAGACACGTTGCGAAGCTCAAGGCGTCGTACATCGACAACATGTTGGAGTTTGCAGATGTACAGGGGCGTGTGCATCCCTCGTGGCGCGAGGAAGGAACGGAGATCGGACGACTATCGGCGAGAGATCCTGCAGTTCAAACGATTCCACGACCGGGCGATAAGAAAGCAGCGGACTACTCGGTCTATACTGACGGTGCTATGATACGCGGAGCCGTAATCGCAAATGAGGGTTGCAAGCTTGTTATCTGCGACTACTCTCAGGCGGAGCTTCGTGTTATAGCTGTACTAAGCAACGAACAGTTCCTTTTGGACGTCTATGCGAATGATAGGGATCTACATACTGAGGTTGCTACTGCAATGCACGGACCAGATTTTACGAAGGAGCAACGGGTTCAATGTAAGATGTTCAACTTCTCCTACATCTACGGTGGTTCGGAGTACTCGTTTGCTTTAGACGCAGGCTTGCCTATACCCATCGCAACAGCCTTCGTACGTAAGTATAACAGTCTTATGCCTAACCTCCTAGCATACCGTAAGTCACAGTACGAACTGCTTGTCGCACAAGGCTACGTTGAGACGATCTTTGGGCGCCGGAGGCGCTTCCCGTTGATCACCCAGGAGAACCGTGACGAAGCGCGCAAGGCAGCTGTACATCAACCGGTTGCAGGCACTGCGAGTGACCTGACGTTGCTCAGTGCTGTTGAGGCCTGGAAGAGATACGGCTATACAATCGTTTTGTTGGTCCACGACAGCATAGTTGCGGAAGTGCCTAACGATAAGGCGGACGAAGCAGCGGTACGTATCTCTGGTATTATGTGCGAGATGGGGGAGAAGTATTTACCACAGGTGAAATGGAAAGCCGACTCGGAGGTTCGCTCTCGATGGGTGGATCCTCCTACGTTCTAAACTAAAAGACCCCAGTCAAACGGCTGGGGTCTTTTCTTCTATTCAGTTGTCTTAGCGTGGCGGACCGATCATCTCTGGTTTTGGTTTCGCAGCGAATATGTAGTTGGTTGACTTGTATACTCCTGCGCTAGTCATAAGAGCGATTACGAAGTCCACAAGCGGGTACCAAATCCATTCTCTCCAGGTAGGTCCAATATAGACCTGCAAGAAGCCGAGCAGGCTTAGCAACACCACCACGACTTCTACAATGAATAAGATTAGTACGATCCGCAGTTGCTTCTGGTCGGAAGGCAGTTTATCGTACCAGTCCTTTACTCCTGGAAGTACAAAGAAAAGAATGGCGATTACTGCCGCGAGGACAGGCAGTAGGTCGAACGTCAACTTAATTGTCACGGTGCACCTCCTAAATGTGCGAATATTTTCGGGAAGACCTCTATAATGAGGAACACTAGAACGGCTGTAATGAGCGGCCCGAAAAGCCTGTCGACGATCCACTTCCATGTTACGTTCTTACCGTCAACATCTTCTTTTATAGTGGACGGGTTCGATCCCTTACGAGCGTTACGTGCACCCTCTAGTTTTGCGATACGTGTCGCATGATCGAGTAGAACCTTGTTGACACCTTCGAGTCCGACTTCGACAGCAAGCTTTAATGCAGCAGTAGCAGTTGTAAGTGCTGTCAACGTAGTATCTACACGTCCCATCCAATATGCGAGGTCTCCATCTCTCTTCGGCTCTGGTTGCATAGGAAGTCTCCTTTACAACTTAGCAGTGTGAATAGCAGAGCAGGTACCATTGGTTGCAACAGAGAAGTCAACATACACGGTGCCGTCCACCTGGTTGAAGATCTCCGAGGGGAACGGTCCGATCAGCAAGGATGCAGTTGCTCCCATTACTACTACGACATCTGTGATAGTGAGCCCTTTTACCTTTGCAGGTACTCTGAAGGTAACCGTGATTACGGTACCAGCGGTTCTCATATAGAATATGGTCTCGTTCCCTATATTCGAGAACGACATCCCGTTTGCGGCGTCGACTGAGACCTCCCCCATTGTGACTCCAGCGAGAACGACCTCTCTTACTGTTAGCGCTGTTCGTGGCATATCTTATCTCCTTTTCTTCCTTACCCTTGTGGGTAGGTTCTTGAACTTAGTCGTAGTGTGATGAGCCCAGCGTCGCGCGATGCGCGGCTTGTTCTTGAAGAGCCATCTCCACTGTGCCTTACTTCTAATTGGCATGCTCACCTCTTTCTGCTAGAGCGGCTTCCAGTGCCGCTTAGCCATGCGGGCGAAGTTCGCTCGGCGACGCGTCTTTGTAGAGTATCTCGTAGGATGCGCTAGAACGTGCCGAGCGTGTGTCTGGACACTACGATGCGCTCCCTTCGCCTGTTTGGTGAACGCGCCCTTCTTAAGCTTGCCGAAGGGCTTTTTCTTTCTCATCGGATCACCTCCTTCCTTACGATCTCTTCATCTTAAAGGCACCTACGGTGATCGTAGTAATAGCACTGTACGTAACTTGTACTGTGCCGTCACCCTGATTAAAGACCGCCGGATCGAAAGGACCGATCATCTTATCGATGCCGGCTCCACAGACTACGGCCCACTCTACTACGTCAACGCCGGCTAGTTTTGCTGGCGTAGCGAAGGTCAAGGTAGTTGGTACCCCACTACCATTCTTTACATGAAAGAAGGTAGCGCCATCATTGATAAACCACTGACCGTCTGTGTTCGCGGCTACGTAGGAGGGCTGTATGCTTGCAATTACGATATCCTGTACAGCGAGCGCTATCATTGCCATATCTAAGTCTCCTTTATCATCCAGAACAGAGCTGAGAGCTCCGCTGGTGTTATTTCTATATTGCCGAACTCCTCAATAGAAACGAGGTGTGGCTCAAAGTCGGGTAGTCCCATCTCAAGTAAGTTGGTATGCTCAGTCTCTGCCTCCTTTTCCTGCTCTGGTAACGACCAGTGGACCTCGTCTGAGTCTGTGCTCGTTACCGCATTTGTATTTACCAGAATAGCCTTCCTGGCAACGTTGTAGACTTCGTATTCAACGTTTGCCTTTCGAATGTTCTTGGCAATAGCATAGGCGAGCCTTGCGCCCATAGGGCGCGCTGCCAAGTCTTGTAGTACTTTCTGTGACTCAAGTAGCTCCCGAAGTTTCATACATCCTCCTAGCCAATTGTCTAATGGCGCCAATAATTAGCATGCTCATGCGTGACCAGTTAACGAAGTGGTGCCCGTCTTCGTTAAATGTAACCACACGTAGTCGTGACAACAAGTCACGGTTCGTTTCTAGCGTCTCGAGGAACTCTTTCCTCAGTGGATCCCTCTCGAGTAGCGTACAGGCAGCATCGAGTAGCACGATATCATCCTCGTTGTCGAAGTTCGTCCAAGCAGTTCCGACGTCCTGATGGGAGTCTCCGTCTGCGTCCAAGATGAACCGGTTCGTAGTGTAGTTACGTACTACCAACAGGTTGGCATTGGCTCCCATTGCAGCAATACCCGTACCAGACTTCTTGCTCGCTACGATAAGTACGCCACCATCAGCACTAGCTGTTTTTGCTGAGTCGTCCGTAGTGTATATGCCGTGTAACTGCGCGCCTATGTAAGTCTCCGTGAAGCCAGTGAGCACAACACCTCCGTAGTCAGGTTGTACCTTTTTGAAATCGCCGTACGTGCTAGTTTCAGTAAGGTCCGTAACGCCATGGGCAATGTCGCTACTTTTGAAGGCGAGTATCTCATCGTCAGCCCCCGCTTGACTGAGCGTTAATCCTCTAGTTGCCTTTGTGTTCAACGTTGTGCAGCCACTCCCCATGTTGATGTTACCACCTGGGTGGAACGCCATTACCCATTCGTTCAAGTTCCAGCCGTACACGCCCATCTTCACAAGGGCCTTTGTAGTGCTCGACTCATTTATCAATCCCCAGGCCTTCGTGTCATCAGTTGCTCCGAGGACCACACCAGCTCGAGCATCCGCGGTCGTTGCAGCAATATGGCCGCCGTCGTTTACGAAGACCCAACCTCTTAGGTTGGTCCTTCCTGCGACGTACACATCGCCGTTAGAGAGACCTACAGGCTTCGTATACTCACCTCCTACAATGAAGGCTCCTAGAGTAACGAACGTACCGGTGTTTACGTCACTATTGCTATCGGCACTAACGAGGAACTGTGCTTGAGTAACGTCGCTTGCTACTGTTATATAGGTAGCTGCATGATAGGTCGACGGCGCGACCGCCTGAAGACCTACAATCGATGCTTTGCTGGCGATGGGGTATGCGATGAGCTCTACTCCGTTATACGATGGAGAAGGGTTCTGATACCCGTATAGGCCTGCATAGTCAACTGCGGCGCCGTTCGTAAAGCGATAGGAGACGACGGGATCAATTGCAGTACCTTCAGTAAGTGTAATCCCGCCCGCTTGGATCCGCAATGAACCGGCTCCCGCACTAATGAGGAAGCCGTTAGTAGGATCGTAGCGCATATAGTTGCCAGCCGCGTAGTCGCCGAGTCCAATACCATACAGTTCGGTAGCAATGCCGTACGTTCCGTCTAGGTCTCCAATACGAGCAACGTAAGTAGTTAGGTTATATGCAGCTCCCTGTTTTAGGATAGAAATACGGGGTGTGTCGTATGAGTTTAGTTCGATACGACCATCACCCGTTGTTCCCAAAACGAGATAGACACTACCTGCGGGCCAGAAGTTCGCTCCCGAACCATCGAGGTTACGTGTCACGGCGTACTCGTAACTACCGTAGGAGGCGCCAACTAGCATGTACTCTACTTTGCCGACCGACCGAAATAGGACCCAATCTCCAGACGACATCGACTGACCAAAGAAGACTGAGGAGTCTCCTACTTGGACATCGACGGTAACTGCTCCTTCGTTATGCCCTACTATGAGCCAGCCGCCCAAGAGCGTAATAGTCTCTTTAGCGAAGACGAGTGCATCTATCTCCGACAAGTAACCCTTACGCCACAACTTGTCTGATGATCCCAGATCGTACTGATCGGTATTAGTAGGTATTAGACTTGAGCCTACGCTTCCACTAACCGTTAGTATTTGTCCGGCAGGTATTGTAACGCCTAGGCTAAAGGTCTGAAGAGCGTTCCATACGTGACTAACGGAGATCGTATCGATAGTCGCCTTACGTACGAACTGCGGCCCCTGGTCGTCTGCAATCGCTCCAGCGTGGTGCACACCACTCATGTCGTGCGGTGAGGGTGCGTAATTACCTGTAAGTGATACTCCTGCATCACTAAGCCAACCAAGTACGTAAGGCTTTATCTTCGGGGCTAAATCGGCGACGTCTAGTTTCATACTATCTCCACATCTGTTATGCTATCTGGTACTGTGGGCGTGATCTCTAGAACCTGTTGCTCCACTAGATAGCGGCTGAGCTCGATAAATTCTGCTCCCGCCTTTAGCGTGTCGTCTGATACTAATTGATCAGGAAGTCCGATGAAGTCTGCCCACTTACCCACTGGGCACGTTGCTAGAGGAATCGGTACGTTAGAAGCCTGAGACCAAACGTTGTCGAACTTGTCTATCTGAAGTTCGGTTGCGGTAGGCTGTGCATAGATAACCAACTTCCGTTCTCGCGTTACCGTCGCTAAATAGCGTAGGCCACCACTAGTTCCTGTTTGCATTAGCTCACTAAGTATTGTACCCACCCCCTGCTCGCCACTTCGATAAGGATTGCCGTAGACGCCACTAGAGGGGCTGACCTCGACCCCAGTGAAGAACGGGGCATAGCTACCCGAGAGCATGCTAGATATCTGTAGTGATGTCTCCTCGACCACGTTAAGTGTAAACAATAGGTCAGCATCAGTGGCGAGTGCTTGCCAAGAGCCGCTCTTATAAACGCGACATACCCCGTCCGTATAGCCCAGGGCGTTGTTTGCTAGTACGGAATAGTAGTTTACGTCACTCGTCGATCCAGTACGCTCGGCAACGACCCAGTACAGTACGCCTACAGTGAGCCCAGAACGTGTGAGTACCTTTACAACCCAAGCGTACTGCTCACTAAGTGAACTCCCTACGAACGTAGTCGAGACGATCTCCGTGCCAGGCACACCCGCATTATCGTTGCAAATACTATACTTGACGCTGTCGACCGGAGCCTTGACCTTCTTTATGTGATAGCTCATTGTGTCGACAAACCAAGTGCCTGCGACCGTAAGCTTGAAACCTTGTGCAACCTTTACTACGGATCCTGCAGCAGCCTTACCAAAGGCGATCTCTTGCGTAGTTCCTGTTTGATCCTCGTACGAGGTCGAGCCTGTGGGGTGTGCATAGAGTTGCCAGTTCAAGGTTGAGTACCACCCCTTGCAGGTTAGAAGAGCGGATAGACTGCCCCCCTCAGAGGTGCCGGACTGTATCTGCCGTACAGGAAGCTTATATTGAGCCAAGTATAGGTTACGTTTTGCCTCCGCAACTTCGGTAAGCGCGTCGCCTATATTGTAGATTCTTTGTTTGACCCCGTAACGGGCCTGACTTGTTGCATCCTGAACGTAGGCCGTCGTTAACTTAGTCGTAGACGATGTTTCTCCTGGCTTAAGCTCCGAGTACGTTACAGCAACCTTGTTCGCCATGCTACCAATAGATACGCTGATTGTCCATGCACCTATGCGGATCTCAACATTGTACAGATAGCCGAACCAGACGAGCTCGCTCCGGTCGTCATAGATTCGCACAGGACTGCGTAGTAGAGTAGCAAGTCGCGATAACGCCTCGGCAGTACCACGAGCGGAGATGGAAGCAGCTACTGGACCGCCAACGGCAGCCCACTCATACGTGTTTACCGTAAGCTCACAGCCTGTGCGAGCAATGGTCTCGGTCTTAGCGAGATCCGGGTCGCCAATTTCAACTTGGTACGTCATATCGCTCGTCTCCGCCTACGATAGGAAGCCTTCACGGTCATGTAGTAGTCGACCTTGAAGGTACTAGTAGCGACGTCCCAAGTAAAGTACAGTCGTTGAGTTGTATTTGGTTGGAGTACTATAGGCTGCCCGCGATATACAAAGTGTCCATAGGATACTCCTCCGTACAGCATATATACTGACTTCTCGGCACCGTCCCAAACCAATGTGGAGTTCAGGCCAAGATGATATGAATCGGCAAAGAAGTACATATATCCGTCTTCACTCTCAGTAGGCATAAGCAGGATGAAGTCTAGCGACATATCCATTGACACCGCGCCTTCACTCTTTGCATACAGCTCAAGAGTTAGCGCTTCCGGCGTCGTGCCCGCAAGCAGGTACGGAGGGATACATAGCACTCCTAGGTCGAAGGCACCCTCCCACGGTGGCTTATAGGCTACGGTACTCTGGAGGATCGTTATGCCTGCGTACGACAACTTGAACATTAGCCAGCCTGGTACGAACGCAGCACCAAAAGGAAATGCGCACACCAAGCGGAACCAACGGTTACGCATTAGTGCCGTCTGCGCACTTGTAAGGGTCCAATCTAAGATGTGCGTCCAAGACGAGAGTACACCGGTTATCCGCTCGCCTGCCAGATTGCTGAAGTTAACGTTTGCCGTGAGATCCGCAACGTAGGTGCCGTTTTTCCACGCGTAGCTTTCCGCTTCATACCTATGTATAAATGAGCTGGGTGTCCAACGTCGATTATTGGCAACGAAGATATGCCATATACGGTTGGTGTCCGAGTTCTGGTTTAGCATCTCTAACTTCATCGGCGACGGGATCGCTCCTTTGATGTCGGTATTTAGAATCTCGACGAAGTTATCGTGCTCTGACCCATCCATGTGTGGATAAACTGGGATACCTCCCGTTACGCGAGTCATATTTCGATTTGACAAGGGAAGCTCAGTCCAGCCTGTATCTTCCCAGAAGGGCGCACGTACTAGGATAACGGATATGTCCGAGTACTTTGAATAGCCTGCAACGCCGAACATCGTTGCTTGTGCTTCGGAGAGTCGATTTGGCGTTTGAATAAGCTGGATTGTAAAGATCTCCGATCTCCATGTAACGATCGAGCCCTCGGGCCGGATCCGAATATAGACACGCTCTGTAAGGGAGTCGAGGTTCTGCATTGCCCTATGTAGCGCGGACTCCAGTGTTTCGCGGTTAGCATCTACTTCAGCGTTCGTAGAACCTCCTACGAATACTCTCAGAGTGTCTGTAGCATTACCTGGCTTGGCATACTGAAGTTTCTCGCCCTCGTCGTAAATAGAAAGCTGTGACTGCGTCTGATAGGAAGGTGTAGATGCAGTGAACCCCATGAAGAAGTAGGGAGGGTTATTTAGGTTCACAATATTGCTCGCGTTGCGGTAGATATCTATTAGAGTTGTCATTTGCTTATCATCATTTCATATCGTAGGCGGGTCGCAATCTGCTGGAAAGTCTTCTCGACATCCAGCTCGGTTGACATCTTTGCAATTTGTACATTTACCACCAACGACGAAGGCATCCTCGGTCCTCCTAGAGCGCCGAAGGAAGATGTCCCGAAACCAACGTAGGCATCGCGAGCGGCCTTAATCGCGCTTGCGATTCCTCTAAACGCCTTCTCTAGCGGAGGAGGGCTGCCCGGCCGGAACATCTCCGGCAGCCGATTAGCGAAGTCTTCCAACGCCTTGATCGCTGCTAGAATCAAATCGTTAATCTTCGAGATAGCGTCCCGGATCCTTTCAAACACGGTCGCTACGGGCGGAAGGATGAGCTCGGCTAGGTTCTTAAGCGTGCCACTAAGCTTGTCTAAGATCAGACTGTGTATCTTGTCTAGTAGGGCGTGTATACCCTCTTCACCTGTAAGCGCCTTAAGGATCCGATCGAAGAGGTCCGCTACTTTCCCTAGGTAAATCGCTGCGAGATCGTGTGCTACCTTGAAGCCAGTTTTGAGGAGGGTAGCAACATTACCATAGAGAGTTAGTATATCCCTTAGCATTGGTAGATAGTCGTTCGTAATAAAGTCCTTGATAGTCTGGAGAGCGGGCTGGAAGTGTTGATAGATCATAGTAACGTTGTCCCAGTGAGCGGTATACATCTTACCCAGCGTATCGACGATCTTCAACAAAGGAGTCCATAGTAGCCAACCTGCCGTAGTAAGGTCGTCCCAAGATGTCTTTAGCTTCGGCAACGCCGTCTCACCGAGATCCTTTGCAAAGCCCAACATAGCACCTAGGCCGTCACTTATTCTGCTGAGCGGCTCTTCTAGCGTCTTAACGGCCGCAATCGTAAAGTCACGAAAGCCGCCGAAGTTTGTGATCCACGCCAAGGCAAGTGCGCCGATCCCCAAGGTAAGCTCACCCACAACTACCGCTAGACCAGCTAGTACGACCAAAAGAGGCCAGACCGAAGTTGCTGCACCTAGTATCGCCTTAGTAGCACCGCTTAACGCTGCTGTTAGTGTAATAGGGGTACCGGCTTTAGCAGCTGTACCTAGGGCAGCGGAAGCTGCAAAGATGATAGCGAGGAACGGAGGCCCGAGCACACTAATAAGCATACCCACCATTCTGCCAACGCCAGGAGCAGCCGCCTCGACTGCTTTAAGTGCGCCTGCAAGTAGACCCGCCGTTAGCGCAGACTTCCCAAAGGTTGAAGGCCCAGGCTCAAATACTGTAAAGAGAGATTTGACAGCGCCAACGACGCCACTCTGGCCATCTTCTCCTATCAAGATCAGCTTTATTTTCTCGAGCGCAGGCTTCAGGTCTTGCTCCCACTTAGCCTTAAGCGTCGTCCATGCCTCAGGGATATGTACCTTGCACCAGTTGTAGAGCTTTTTTAGGGCGGGTACTAGCTTCTCGTCGATGAGGATATGGATCTTATTGAACGCAGGCTTTATGTGGTCGTTATAGGCATCCTTCACCGCTTGAAACGCTAGAGGAATCTTTGTTTCGAACCACGGGATTAGCTTGTCCCGAATGAAGTCTCTAAGACGCCCGAATGCAGGTATCACATCTTCAACAATGAACTTGCGTAGCTTCTCGAGCGCCGGCTGTAGCTTCGTCTCCCATACTTCTTGCACCTTCGCAAACGCTAGAGGAATATGTATCTTCAGCCACTCGTATATCTTTATAATTGCAGGAACCAGCTTCGTTGTGACAAACTGCCAGAAGTCGTAGAGTGCGGGATGTAAGTGGAGCTGCCAGAAGTCGCTAACAGCCTTATACGCAATGGGAATGTTCGTTCCCACCCAAGTCGCTAGCGTCTTAATGACCGGTACGAGCTTCTCGGCAATAAATCGAGCTAGACTGTCGAACCATCTAGCAATCGCAGCTCCGCCCTCTCCGGTTAGAAAGAGATAGAAGGCTGTTACTATCTTGCCGATAAGACTAACGCCTCCAGTAACTGAGTCTTTGCCGAGCCCCGCAAGAGCATCGCCTATGACCTTGAACGAGTTCGATATCGAGGGTCCGTAGATCGTCCAGAAGTCTTTGAACGCCTTCATTAGTATAAGGAACCAGTACTTGAGGTCGTTAAAGGTCTTTTGTACCCACTTAACAGCAGGCTGCAGTCGTCCCCAAGCAGCAATATACTTATCGAGTGTCTTGACGCCCTCTGGACCGAAGAGCCTTAGAACTACGTTGTGCAGAATATCCATGCCGCCTAACAACTCTTTGACTGCGATCTTCAGTTCGTTCCATTGGTGGATATTAATACCCTGCTTACCCATAGCAACGATCAGGCGAGCGTATTTTTCTAAGAAGGAGATCGCCTTGTCTATTGGTGCTAGCCACTTCGCAACCGCAGCACGCCATCTCTCCCCAATTTGGTCCATTGCCTTTGAGTCACGAAGCAAGACGATAAAGTCTAACAGCTTAGCGATGCGTGCAGTAATCTCGTCGATTGCAGGAAGGATTAACTTCGGCATCGAGAGAACCCATACATCGTGGAAGGTCGACTTCAGCCCTATTAGGGTCTTCGCGAGACGTTCAGCCGCTCCCGCAAAGTTTTCGTCGGCATACTTCTGGAAGTACTTAGTAAAGTCCTCCCAGGTTATCTTCCCGGCTGCAATAGCGCGGTTGAAGTCCAAATGGGTCTTGATGTTGATGCCCATCTGCTTGCCGACATAAACGAGAACCGAGTTCAGATCGAAGCCGGCAAGGGCCAGCTGTCGAATATCGAGGGCTGTTACTTTACCTTGACGACGTATCTGCGCTAAGTTATACGCCATACGGTCAAGCATATCATTCGACGCACCAATAGCTGCGGCATAGTTTAGGAGTGCGTCGGTCAGTTTCTTAGATTGATCTACCGAGAAGCCGAAGGCCATGTTCATCCGGAACACGTTCATCGTTAGCTCTACGGTATACGGCGACAGAATCGCCATCTTTGACAGCTCATCCATTAGTGCGGCTGCTCTCTCCCGAGCTTCGGGAAAGACATCCGAAACATTCTTAAGACCGTCAGAGAGTCCAACGAGCTCGCGAGCAACCAAACCTTCGAGCGTTGCTCGCATTAGCTGGAACTGTGCTGTCGCGTTAATACAGTTCTCGAAGACCGTCGAGATACCGTCGGCAATCGCGTAGAATATTCGTGAGGCAACGATACCCCCGAAAATTTGTCCTATACGAGAGAAGGACCACGCTAGGTTATTGAAGACGCCACTAGCGCGGTCCGTTCCTATAATTGAAATACTAAGGTCATAGCTAGCCATCGCCGGTACCTCGCATTTTCGTTAGGTTATTCTCTACATCGATACAGTTCAGATGCTTAAAGACTTCAACGACGTTCTCGCCCCGAAGTTCTGAAAGCCGACAGTGGTATACATCACGGCACAACACAAGTGTAATGTACTCCCATGGAGCAGGCACTGCTTCAGTCCAAAGATAGGCAAACAGTGCCTGCTTCAAAGTTAAGCCGGTTTCACCGACGGGGGGTTTGTGAGCTTTTCGACCTCTGCCTGCACAAGTTCCATGACTCTCGGTAGGTCCTTGATTTTCACGGCACGAGCTCCACCCTCACTCACAACTATCCTATTGAGGATGCCCATCTGGCCATTGAAGTCACCGCCAGAGTTGTTCATCAAGTCCTGCATATCGCCGAGCGTGAGTTCAGATACGTCGATCACTAAATCAGCCATCGGAATACCTCCTACTATGCTACGACGCTCTTAGCAATCGTGACCACCTTGAGGGCGATCTCGACCGCTACGAGGTCCGCACTGTCTGCACTACCAACGGGGTATACAGGTCGCTGAATCACGCCCGCGCTAGTAGTGAACATAAAGGTAGTTGACCCACCACCTTTTGGCGACCATCGCAAATAGAACGGGGAGTTACCTTCATAGGCTACACGCACTATCTCCGTAACCTCTGAACCACCTTCGGTATATACAACCCGACACGTAACTCCAAGAGAAGCGCGCTTCCCTGAAGTTAGGATCGGTGTATCGCCGTCATTGGTAAAGAAGTCTGAAGTAGCACGCTCACCGCCGTCTACTGCAACGCTGTTTGCGAAGCCCGAAATGTCAGTCCACGAGGATCCGTTGACGGACATCTCAACTTTCGCATTGCGCCAGGACATACCTCCAGTAGTTTGTGCCATGCTTATACCTCTCTAGAGAAGGGTACCGGCTCTACGGCGGCTACCTTGGGCACACCGAGCTTTACCCCTTTAGGCAAGACGGTCCCAAGATCCTCCAAGACTCCGGTAGTAAAGAGGTCGGGGTGAAGTAGCTCCTTGTCCATTTCAACTACTTCGCCTTTCACGAGTTCCCGCTGATGTTGTAGCGACCAGACAGGACCTTCGAGGACCTTGATATAAACTCTTGTACTCATAACGTTGCCTCCAATCTTAACGGTATTAGTTCGAACAGGTAGGGTACACCTGCTACTACTACACGATCAACTATTGATTGCGAGTCCCAATCCACTGCGACCCAGTAATCCGTCACTTGGTGATTCTCGATGCACGTTGCAATGTAATGTTCGATGTTATCGAGCATGTCTTCTGCTTGCGCCTCAGTCCAACCCGACTCGGTATCAGAGTGTAACACGAATACATGTGCGAGAAGTACAAACGTAGCGCGCGATCCACGATTAGTGAACGCAGTACGGTTAGAGGGGCCCGAAGCAACGAAAACAACGGGTGACTCACCAGTAAAGCTAGACGCCAGGTAGTCGTAAACGTTCTGGAGTCCAGGAACTTCTGCCTTTATCAGCGAGGCCAGAAGCTTTCGTGCATTCAACCTATTTAGCCCCATATCTCCTCCATCACTCTAATAGCCTTACTCATACCTACACCACCGAGATACAGGTGTGCTTCGCTAATAGTTCGCTGATAGAAGGCGTGTGATCCGCCGCGTGCGTGTTCATAAACACCGTAGATAAAGGGCCACATTAGCGTTGAGCCCTTTGCCCATACTACACGCTGGTTGAGATACACGTTGCCTGTCATCTTGTGAGAGTCATACTCCCACTCGTGCGACTCTGCTAACTTACCTGACGTACCTCGGTGTGTAATCTTAGCTGCGTAGTCTCGGGCTTCCTCTAGCATTGCCTCTATGGACTCTTTGAAGATTCCACGGTAGGTTTCGCCGTCGTTAGCCTTCTTGATCGCCTGCGCTAGCTTATAGTAGCCGGAGACCCTGAACGTAAGCTCGACATGCCTATAGGTCGCCGTTACATTCAAGTCACTAAAGATACCAGGGGTCCAGGGCATGTTACTGTGCCTTCCTCTGTTCTAGTAACATGTAGAACAGCTTACCATCTGGGCACCACCAGTCGCCACAGGCCCTAATAGAATACTGAACGCTCTCGACAACGAGAAGATCGCCTTCCTTTATGTCGTAGTCGCCAAGTGTGAACGATTGAAGTAACTCCATTGGAGTCTTAAGGCTCGCTCGTTCTATGAGATCTGGATCCGCTGGGTCCAGTGGTGTGCATCTTAGTTCCGCTACGCAAGTAGTGGGTGCGCCACGCTTGCCGCCTACTACGAGAGGTGAGCGTACTGTAGATGCAGTAACCGTCATCGCTCTACGTATACCCACTTAGTTCCTCCGCAAGTAAAGCGTAGCCGTCATCACGGACGAGACCTACGCTAAACGCAAGGGAACCACCACCGCCGTATGCAAGACGTAGAGCCGTCGCTTGACGCTCGTATGCCTTCGCAACCTGCGAGCAGTTCTCTTTACGTGGTCCGATAGTGTAGTCCGCTTCGTTAGACCACGCTCGTGCCAGCAGTTCACACGCCGCTGCTACTGATTGATTCAAGTCATCCTCACACTTCGTAAGGATGTACGCTATCTCCTCGTCAGTAAGTGGCGTGCGATTCGGTTTTACGCCGTTGTCCGGATCGGTGTCGTTTATTTCGAAGCGCAGCCGTCCAACTAGCGAAGTAAGGGTGTACGTAAAAGTCATTGGTTGCTCCTTCTGGGGGAGCCTTGCCTAAGGGCTCCCCCATCTTCGGGAGGAGAGAAATGCTACTTTAGATGATCGTAGGATCAGCCCAAGTGGCATTCGCAAAGTAGTGGATCGCGCCGTTGGTACGCGTCCAGACACCGAGTCCGTACTCGGACTCCATATACTGGGCGTGCAGCGGGTACGCATCGATTTCCGCAGCGATCCGGAGACCCTGCAAACCAGTATTGCTCCGTTGTCGGAACGCAAGAGGTTTGTTTGGAGTTCCAGCGTCCCAGCAGAACGCGTAGTTCGCGATGGCCCACGGCTTTACCCAAACTTCAGCAGCACCTAGAATACCGATCGCTCGGTTATCGAGGCGCGAGATATCCAAAGTTTGTGCCGTAGTATCCGTCACGCGGTAGACGATCCGAGGATCGACGTACGCCACGAAGCCCGTGAGCGCGCGAAATGCAGCTTCGTCAGCCTGTGCAATCGCGAGCTTGATGGCCGTGCCGTGACCGTGCTCTATAACGTTAGAGATCAACGCGATGATGTTCGCAACGAGGAGCGTAGCGGCGGCAGTGTAGTGCTGGTGAGATGCTCCGTCGAAAACCTCACCGTTAGGACCCGGTGGGATGTCTGCACTATCGGCGTTGACGAGACGCTTTACAGATAGCGCGACATTATCAACCAGGTGGTCGGTCCAGGTATAGTTCGTAGCCTGGTACAGAGCCTTCTTGATGTCGCGGCGTAACGCACGTACGTGCGCTTTCTCCGCGGCGAGAGTAGCGATAGCCAGATCAGCAGGAGTCTTCGTTTGGAGCCACTTACGAGTCCAACCGATAGCATACTGGTTCAGCTTCAGTGGGAACCCAACAGTGGCGCCTACGAGCGGGCGTTGTGTAGGCGCACGACCGAATTCGTCGACGTCATACATTTCGCCTTCTACCCCAGCGCCGTAGATGCGCTGACGATCGGTAGTACCTTCACAGAACTCACCAAGCAAGTCCTGCATGATCCGGTTGTGTGCAGCAAGATCGGACTGCAGGATCGCGATAATCCTGTTTTCGCCGAACTCCGCAACGCTCTGGATGCGAGCAGCAAGCAGAGATGAGATGTCAAGAGTTCCAACAATGGTAGGCATGATTCATTCTCCTTATGCTGTTCGGAATCCTAGGACGTAAACTTCAGCCCCAGGGAAGTTGGCACCAGTGCTTGCCTTAGAAACACGCAAGTTGGTACCGGCGGCAACATCAAAGTATGCGTCATCATACGACGCAAAGTGATACTGAGCCTTATCGGCGCCTGCAGCGCAGTCCAAAGCTTCAGTAATCGCATTAGCGACGTTCTTCACGGTGACCAAGCAGCCAGCAGTACCTGCTCCCTTCAGCACAAACCACGCCATCGCGACGCGTGTCTTGTGGGTCAATAGGATGTCTGTATCGCCGTTCGCGCCTGACGTCAGTGTTAAGCGATGGATCACAGGAATGCCACCGATGACGTTTGCGTTAGCAACTAACGCGGCTACAGTACCGGTCAGAGATGCAAGAGCGATCTTTGCCTCCGTAACGTTCGCATCCAGAATCTTAACGGTAATAACAGCGTTCGACGCGAGCTCGGTAGCAGTAATAGTACCTGCACCTACCGTTGCCGACGTCAGAGGAGTTTCATCGCCTACAACACGAATGTCGTAAGCGGTAATTGCCTGCGCAATGGCAAAGGCGCAACCAGTTTGCGCAGCGGTGTCTAGACGACCCGCAGTAGCACCTGTAAAATAGATGTCTCCTGGGGTTAGCAGACCATCAGAATAATGGAATCTGGCACCTTTCCCGTACAGCGTAACAGCTTGACCTAACTTCACCGCACGGGGTGTCCACCCAACGATCTCTGCCGCTTCGTTTGCAGCGGTAGCATCGCTCATATACACCTTGCCATCGGAGGACTTGATGTAACAAGGTGCGGCAACATCGAGATCCGCGCCAGCCTGCAACCCGGTAATCTGAGGTGCAAACATGGCAGTAGAGGTATCGATGCTAGCCTTTGTTGAACGGGCTATTAAACCCATAGTAATACCTCCTTAAAGAGAATAGCCGAGATCGGCTCGTTTCTTCGTTATAATTTCCTCAGGAGTGAGCCCCGCTACATCACCGGTCTTAGATGAATCAATATCCGGTGACTTCTTACCAGGCTTACCCACAAGGTACGGTTTGCGCTTCACTAGCGCCTTAACTGCATCCTCGACGCCATCGATCTTACCATCCTCAGTGATCTCCACATCAGAGGTATCAATTAGTCGAGAAACGTCTTCGATCGCTTCCGGTAAAACATTCTGCTTCACGGCCTCACGCTCGACTGCCATTCGGATAAGCGCCTTGTCATTATCCTCTTGGAGCTTCGCAGCTCTGGTCTCGAGAACTTTGATCAGCTGCTCCGCCTTCTCAAGCTTCGTTTGCTCAGCATTAGTAGTCTTTACCTCTGCCTCTTCAAGCGCCTGAAGCTTCTTACGACGCTCAGCAGCTTCCCGATTTGCTTTCCGGAGTGCTGTTCGCATCTTGGCCATCTCTGCCAATGCGTTCTCGAGGTCTTTAGGATCCTTAACCTCTTCTTCGTCTTCGGACGTCACGTCCTCTTCCTCTAGGTCTTTCTTATCTTCGTCGTCCATCTCGGATCTCCTTTACTAATCAGATTGACTTTCTTCAACTGTAGCCAAGCCTGCCATAACTGGCGAGGTTTCGCCACTACTAACTACAGTCAGGCGAGCCTCATGTCCGTAGATACCAGACGTGAGATCCACAGTGTCTTCCGCGTTAATCGTAATGAGCATGACTCCTTCCGTTGGTGCAGGGAAAGTAATTCCTCCTCCTACTGCTGAAGTCTTAGTAATGAGTACCTCATCCGCGGTATAGAGTACCCACTTCGCCATATAAGGGATAAGACCAAAGTCTATAGGCGCTCCTTCTGAATCGAGTACTGTTACTTCAATAGCGAGTGTTGACCCAGTATATAACGTAAAGTCTTGATTCAGAACTGTCATATCTCACCATCCAAGTCTTCATGTGTGCCTAGATGTCCGTCTAACTCTATACTCATATCGAAGCCTCCTTGCAACGCGCCATCAAAAGCGGCTCCACCTACTAGAGCTAAAGCACCCTCAAGTTCTCCTCGTAACGCCTCTACGAGGGTGAGCGCACCGCCCAATCTAACCGTACGTACGGGTATCACAAATGCGACTACCGTTCCGTCCGTACTATCTTGAGCGCTAGCCGCTTCCGTAATATCCGCAACGATACCGCCTGCTACCGCATCCTGAACCGCTAGAGCAGAACAACTCTCCGTAATACTATCGGCAGTAATCCGTAAGCCGTTGCTAACGTCCGTAGCGTCGGCTACCTCTATAATGTTAGCGAGCGTAACGAAAAGGCGGTCGGAGACATCTTGAGCGCTAGCCGCTTCCGTAATCGCAGCTAACATACTATTGGAAGCTAGCTGGCCATCTATCGCCGAACCACTCTCGGTTATGGATGCGACGCCAATTATTAAGCTACTAGTTACATCTACTCCGCTGGCCGCTTCAGTAATGCCAGCGAGGGTTTCAAGGGTAAAGGCTTGACTTTCTGACGCCGAAGCTGCTTCCGTTATGGTGCTAGGAAAAACCTGTGATGCGTCCTGTGTCTCACTAGCAGAAGTAGCCTCTGTTATCGTACTAGCAGTGATGCGTAGACCATCGGATGTTTCTGTCGCAGATGCAACCTCGTTTATTGCGGCTGCGTATATTCCAATGGCATCCTGAATACTATCGGCTGTTGCAACCTCTGTAATACTGGCGCTTTTAGCACCCGTAGCAGAGTCCTGCCAGAAGTGATACCAAGCTTGCCCGCGTGCCCAGAAGTTGAGCCAAACAGCATCAAGGCGGGCCATGTTAGCTCACGCAACACCAAGCGTTTACAAGACCAGAAGTAATCGCTGCCGCGGGATTAGGCAAAGAGGTTGTCAAACCGGTTGTTGATGTCCCATGCAAAATAGGTACCTGAGCTGCTAGTTGTCCGCCTGTCTTGGCCGTTCCACCTTTGCTGGTAATAATGGTTGTCGCGGCCATGAACATACCTACGTAGTAAATGCCACTCGAAGGTACTAGATAGGGTGTAGTCATAGCTAACGTCTTCATAGTCTGCGCTGCCCATGCAGCAGCTCCTTGATCAGTGCTAGTTGCTAGAAGATTCCGGCTAATATCATACAACCCAAACATCCAGTGCGTGATAGTGGCTCCGGCGGTAGCGGCCGAGTGCCACATGATGTTACTTACGGTCATTCCTACAGTCAGGTATATAGCCTGCATGAATAATGTACCTGAAGCAGTAGGAATGGTCGCGTTTACCTCTGGGCAAATGCTTCGATCCATAGACTCTGCCAAAGTTCCTGTAGGCCCGTAGACGTCTACTGAACCAAGTACGCTGTTACCCACTCCCATAAGAACTTGGCCGGCTGAGTTGAAGAATCGCCACCCAAGACCATCTTCGTAAATAGCACATCCACCCGGAAGTAATGTAAAAGTAGGTGTGATAGCGTTAACAGCTGCCGTGCCGCCCCGGAATAACCTGAAAGTCCTGACTACGGTGTCGTTATTGTTGACCATAATGGTCTTGATGAATGCTGTTGTCGAACCGGGAACAGTATAGATGGTCGCCGGAGAGGCGGCTAATTGGCGCTGATCTAAAACCGTATAAACCTCGGTTCCGGCATTCAACTCCATACCGAAGACGGTACAAGTTAGTTGCGAGGCAACGCTTGCACCACCTGCAAGAGTATCAGCGGCAGCTAAAGTGATCATTTATAGACTCGCTGTGTAACTTACATTCAAAGTGTCGGTATCGACTACTGCCTTATCTCCACCGGTGAATAGGCCAGCCGAGTAGAGAACTCCTGCAGTACTGTCAATAGTGGATACTGCTCCAGCTCCGTAAACTAGGAAACAACCTTTCACAGTACCCGAACCAGTGAAGACAAAGGCCAAGGCAGCTGATAAAGCCTTGGAACCGTTGTTAGCAGCACTCCATGCACAAGTCTTCCGCGGTGCGGTGTAATGGGGTGTATATGTGGCACCAGCTTCTTTCCAAGTGCCATGCGATGCCATTGTGTCGCCAATTACTGGAACTCCGGTATAGCTGTCGGAACTAATAAGACCCATATATGGCCCGACTACTGCATAGCTAGCTGCAGCTAAGTAGGTATCCAGTGCTAGGTTCTTCCCAACGTAGGTTACGACGTTCTCAATGGTATCTTCCCACTTGAGATTGCCATCTTTATCAAAACATTGACACCTGAAAGTGCCTTTAAGCTTGAGGGCCTCGAAAACCCCTCCTGCGCGTACAAGAGCGGCACTGTTTAGGTCTACTGCGTTAGCCTGTGTAGGATTCACGGTTGGTTATCTCCTTGTTGTTGATCTGGATTCTTAGATTCGGCGGCCGCTCGCATCACTAGCTGGCTCCGCTTAACTGCTTCGTCGTTCCATGTACGCATCTTAGCTATAGTCTTCTGGTCATAACCCGCTTCCTTCCATAACTGCTCCTGTGGTATGCCAATAGACTGTTTCTTAATAAGTAGATCCATCTTCTCCTGGTCGCCTC